TCAGTCGTGCAGGTGTTCGGCGGCGTGCAGGGTATTTTCCAGCAGGCAGGCGCGGGTCATCGGCCCGACGCCGCCCGGCACCGGGGTGATCCAGCTGGCGCGTTGCGCTGCCACTTCGTATTCCACGTCGCCGACCAGTCGGCCGTCGGCCTGGCGGTTGATGCCGACGTCGATGACGATGGCGCCTTCCTTGATCCACTCGCCCTTGACCAGTCCCGGCTTGCCGGCAGCGACCACCACCAGGTCGGCGCGCGACACATGGTCGGCCAGGTCGCGGGTGAAGCGGTGGGTCACTGTGACGGTGCAGCCACCCAGCAGCAACTCCAGAGCCATGGGTCGGCCGACGATGTTCGAGGCGCCGACCACGACCGCATCCATGCCGTACAGGTCGGCGCCGGTGCTGGCGAGCAGGGTCATGATGCCTTTCGGGGTGCAGGGGCGCAGGAGGGGCATGCGCTGGGCCAGGCGGCCGATGTTGTAGGGATGGAAACCGTCCACGTCCTTGTCCGGGTGGATACGCTCCAGCAGCAGGGAGGCGTCCAGGTGGGCGGGCAGGGGTAGCTGGACCAGGATGCCGTCGATGGCGGTGTCGTCGTTCAGGCGGTCGATCAGGGCCAGCAGGTCGTCCTGGCTGGTTTCGGCGGGAAGATCGTAGGCCTGGGAGAGAAAGCCGACTTCCTCGCAGTCCTTGCGCTTGTGCGCCACATAGACCTGAGAGGCCGGATCGGTGCCGACCAGGATCACCGCCAGGCCGGGAACGCGCAGGCCTTGCTGGCGGCGCTCGGTCACGCGTTGGGCTATCTGCTGGCGAAGGTTGGCGGCGATCGCTTTGCCGTCGATCAGTTGTGCGGTCATGTCGGAAGGGTAACCATCGAATCGGGTGGAAAAAGGACGCGCATTTTCGCATGGACGCCGCCCGGGGCAAAGGAGGCGACCCGTGGATTTGCCGTAACTCCTTTATATAGCTGAATTTTTTTAAAAAACCCGTTGACGGCCTTTCGCCCCCTGTATAACATGCGCCCCGCTTGCCGAGCACAGCCGGACGCAGGGTAAGAGGTAAAGCAAGTCGGTTGCTGACTTTGTGATTGCCAGAGCTTAAAGTTTGCGCTCAGCATTGAATGCAGATGAATAAAGCGCCCGTAGCTCAGCTGGATAGAGCATCCGCCTTCTAAGCGGATGGTCGCAGGTTCGAGTCCTGCCGGGTGCGCCATTCGGCGAATCGGCAAGAAGCAGGCGATGTTTTACCGCAAGTCGTAATATGGTGGGCGTAGCTCAGTTGGTAGAGCACAGGATTGTGGCTCCTGGTGTCGTGGGTTCGATTCCCATCGTCCACCCCATATTCCGAAGCGCCAGGCCCGGGGCCTGGCGTTTTCATTTCCAAGCAGTGTCCCGCGGACGTGGTGGAATTGGTAGACACACTGGATTTAGGTTCCAGCGCCGCAAGGCGTGAGAGTTCGAGTCTCTCCGTCCGCACCACCTTCTAAATCAAGTGTTTACGAGCTTCAGCGGCCCTCCACGTAGATGCGCTGGATTATCAGCGTGAACAGAACGTGAAATGCGACTTTCACGGACTTGATCAAGAACACCAACCGCATCCCTTACCCTGGCCGGCGCAAGATGGGCATATCGCTCAGTCATCGCGACTGTCGAGTGTCCGAGCAGATCCCGAACATCCGCCAACGGAACGCCGGCGCTGACCAGCCATGCCGCGCAGGTGTGGCGCAGGTCGTGAATCGTAAAGTCCACAATCTTCGCTGCCTGGCAGGCCTGCTTGAACCCGGCTGATAGCGAAACCACTCGATCGCCGTTGGCTCTGGCAAAAACCCAGGGGCATTCCGGACTGGTCTCGGATCTGAATGCCATTCGTCGCTTTAGTGCTGCCATAGCCCCTTCGTTGATCGGGATGCTCCGGCGCTTGCCTGCCTTCGTGTGGGATGCCTCCAAGTAGATCAGTCGATTGGCGAAATCCACTCTGCGCCACTCCAGGCCAAGCATTTCCTCCCGCCGGCATCCGGTGTTTACCGCTAGGCGGATGAAATCCTCGAGCATCGGGCCAAACTTCTGGACGCGCGCGGCGCGGCACAGGGCCTCGACCTCCGCCCTGGTCAGCCAACGATCACGTCCCTCGGCCTCGCGCATCTTCCGTCCCTTCACCGGGTTAGGAAGGGCCCACTCCAGTTCTGTGTTGCAGTGGTTGATCGCCGCGGACAGTGCGGCGAGTTCTCGGTTGATGGTTGCCGGGGATGCGCCGGCATCCAACCGATGCGCTCCGTATCCCCGGATGTCCTGGCCCCCTAGATCGTTGACCACGCGTCCGGCAAAATACTCGCGCAGCGGCTTTATGCGGTGCACGGTCGTTTCGTAGCTGCGCTGATGCTGGCGAGCGTGCTGCAGGTACGGAATGATCACCTCCTCAAAGGTCCTGGGCGGATTAACGCCCATTTCCTTTTCCTTCCACGCTTTCGCGCGCTCCTGTTGCTCTAGTGCTTTCGCCGCCGAGTAGTCGGCAGTTCCAGAAGAGCGTCTAACAAGCTTTCCTGTTGCTGATTTGAAAGAGATCCACCAGTAGGCGGAGTCGTTTCTCTTGTACGGCATACTTCCTCCGGTACGCCGACCGCGTCGCGCATGCTAGCAGCGGCTTCCTCTTCAAGCATCTGTTCGAGCTTTTCCTTGTGGACCCGGATGGTCTTTTTGAACCTGACCACCGGGATCAGCTTTTCGTCCGCGTAGCGGTACGCGGTCCTGCGGCTCACGCCGAGAATGCCGGCGGCCGCCTCAACTGAAATCAAAGACATAGCGAGACCTTGGCCGATCAACGGCATCGGGTTGGCGGGTAGAATTCGTGGAGGCTTGGCCGGGCAGGGCGCCCGCATCGGGCAATATGGGGGTTAACTGCTCGGTCAGGCCTTCTGGTAGGATTTGGAGCCCAGCCGGGTTAGCTCAGGGAGAGCTAGTGGCGCCCGGCTGGGTTACTTGATGAGTTCGGCGGGGACGTTGACGGTTTCCCCTAGCTTGGCCGTAACGATGGCTCGGCATGCGGCGATCAGGTACGTATCTCCATATGAGCAACCACTGATGTACATTCCGTTCTCGTCGCAAAGGCAGGCGCATATCGTCCGTGCGTGCTCGACTGCGAACTCGATGAGGTACTTGGTGATCAGTGGTCCGCCTTGAGCCCATGAGTCCGAAGGTTCGTATCGCTCGACTTCTTCAGTAATCGAGCGAGGGCCAAAGGTGCAGCCATATTTGCAGCAGTGAATGCCGCCTCTCACGTCATAACGGTACTGTCCAATGCCATGGACAATGACCTCTTCGCCTTCAGCCATTGCAACGGCCCAATCAAGCGCTGCCCCCTCAAGCTCGCAGGTCTTCATTTCTGCGGTTTCGCTCACTCCCCACCTCCCATAGACTTGCCGATCTCGGCGGCGGCGCGGACAATGGCTCGCCGAGTTGCCGCATACGGGTTTTCTGTGAACACTTCCTGGCAAGGGTTCATCCCGTCACCATTTGATGGCTCGGCGGCCACCTCCTGAAAACCGTTGTAGAACGTAATGTCCAGGCGAAGCTTCACCGCCAGCCTAAGCGCGTCGCCGTCGTCGGTGAGCGGGTTCCATACGCCGTCAATAGCCAAACAACTCCATCGCGTGTCCCGATGGTTTACTTCAATGCCTGCTTCTCCGTCTCTCGGGTGGTACATATCCTGTGCCACACAGTCCAAATACAATGCATCAGGAATTCCAGCCGCCCGCGCCGCCAGTTCGAGTAGTGTGCGGTCGTTCATTGCGTTGCTCCTTCTAGGGCTGCGTCGATTGCAGCGTCTAGGTCTTCCTGGTTGAGTACGATGTTCTCCGGGGTCATCCCGGCGAATACGCCGCCTTGTCTGATCGTTTCGAGGTCTCGCTCTCGCAGCCACCGGTAGCGCGCGGCGTCCTTCGCCATGCGCCGAATCTGCTCTGGAATGCTGACATCGCCGCCGTCTGGAGGGTCCATGTAGTAGGTGCCAGGCAGGGCGCTTGCGCACTCCTTCAAGTACTGCTCCAACAACTCGCAGTGTTTCTGCGTGTCCTTATGGGCGCAGTTCTCCGCCTTGAGCCGAGCGCTCAGCAGATCAACCTCGGCAATCAGCTTGAGAATGGCTTGTGGATTGGCGGCGGAATCGAATAGCTCCCAAGCAGCGGAGATCGGCTCATCCTCATTCCGCTCAATTCGGATCACTTCTTCAGCCAGCCTCCGCAGCTCTGCGTGGTCGGAAATGATCTGGTCCGCCTGCTTCACGCTTTCCAGCAGTTCGTTGAAAAGTGGCTCATCCATTCTGCTTCACCTCGATGCCAGCTTCGCGCGGCAGCTTCTTCCTTTTTGGCGTGCTGATCGGATCGCCCAGCTTGAAGTCGAGGCGAACGATGTAGGCATTGTTTTCCTTGCAGATGGCTCTGTTCTGCCGGAGGGTCCTGAATTCCCAGCCAAGTTCCGGTTTGAAATGCGATCCTCCAAATTCCCAGAGCAAATAACAGGAATCGGAGATATAGAGCACCTTGCGTCGTGGGCCTTGAACTAGTGCGTATGCCTTCATGGCTTCACCTCGATTCCGGCTTGCTTGATGAACGCTGCGCATGCGGCAATGGCCCCATTCACCATGTGGGCGATATCGACAACGTCCACGTCGTCCATGCCCAGATGCTCGGCGACTTCCTCGATCGTCACCGATGGCGGCAACTCCACCCTCAGAGCCGCGCGGCTGGCTTTCCAGGCTTGCCACATGTCTGCGTATCGAGAAGCGCGTCCGCATCTGCATATGTATTCGTGGACGTTTTCTGTGTGGATGGGGAAATAGTCGCTAGGTCGCCACTCGATGCCTTCAGGAATCGGGAAGCGGTCTTCAAATTCCTGTCTCACTGCTTGCTCCATCTGCTCAACTCCTGTCCTTTCTGTTCTGTCTGCTCGTAGAGGTTCTGGAAGTCCCCGACTATCCGGAAGATGCCGAAGACGATCAGCGCGATGACCAGCAGCGCGACCAGGGTTTCGTTTTCGTTGTCCACTGTTGGTCCTCCGGGGGGCGGATACGGTTGGGTTCGTTGGGGTTATTCGCCCGCTGCTTTGGAGATCAGGTGCATGAGCATTTCGCGCAGCACCTCTCGGTCAAGTACTTCGCGAGATCGCGCATACTCGTCTGCCTGGCGTAACACGGCCTCTATCTCGATGTTGAACATCGGCGAGAGCACGTCTGGCTCGCACTGCTCCATCAGAAGCTCAATGGCGCGTGTAGGATGGGCTATAGCTACGCCGAGCCAGTTGTAAGCTGACGCGGTACGGTAGTACTTCAGGCCAGCCAGTTCATGCCGGCGCGGCGGGCGGAAGGGTTTCGTGCGCATATTCAATCCGGGTAGTGGGTAGCCCATTATCCGAATTGCTGTATATGCGTACAGTGGATGGCGATGGGTGGCTAGTTGAAGCACATTCCCGAATCGCACCTGCCGGTGAAAAGGTCGCTTTCAATCGAAAAGTCAGCCTCCTCTAGAGGTTCTGCCGTTTCAACCAGCCACAGGTCCTGATCAATGAGTCGCAATTGCCTGTCAAACTCGCATGCTCTCTCAAAGTCGGCTGGAGCATTCTCTTTCTGCCATCTCCGATCATGCGAACTCATATTGGGGCACATGTAGCAGGCCGACCGGGGAGGCTCTGGCCAACCCATACGCTTGACCATTGCAATGCAATCACCTCGTGTCATGCGCCGCTCAATCAGCGGGTATCTGTGCTGCCATTTACCAACTGGCTGTGTCACACGGCGTAGCTCGTCGATTGTCATGCCAAGCCAGACGTCAGCCTGAATAACCCCTTGTTCGGTTGCCCAGCGGCGCATAACACGCTGTTTCCACTCATTGCTGCAATATGTCGGGAGCTTCCCTACAGCCCCGCTTTCTGTTGTGAATGCCGGAATCAGCACGTCGTCATTGCGCATCAGGTCGACGGTCGCATAGCTGCTCTTGGCAACTCTGTTCAGTTTGACTCCAGCGGCATCAAGCGCTGGTAGAACCCAGCGATCCAGGTATTCCCATGTCGTGCTCATCTCGCGCTCAGTGTCAACGATGATCGACAGGTCAGGAGTAAGCTCCCCCTGACATATCAACGCTGCGATTGCTGAGCTTTGAGTACCTCCACCAGAACTCCATATCTGTGTTCTCATTGCTTCCCTCCCTCCTGCTCGCTCAGCAGGGCGCGAATCTCTGGAGTTACCCGGTAGCATTCAGCCGGGAACGAGGTAGACCAGGCGCAGGCGCAGTACTCTTCTGGGCCGCGGCACGGCTCGTTCATCACCTGCTTGGCGATCAGTCCATGGCGTTCAGCGCTTTCCTGTATGTCTGCCCCATCGAAGCTTCCGCCATCGAGGGCTCCGCAGATGATCTCGCGCGCGAACTTGGCCATCCCCTGCACAAGCCCCTCGCTGACCGTCATACCGTTGATGCGCGCCAGTTCGTCGAGGCAGGCGTTCCAGCCGCTATTACGATTCAGCCCTGGGACTCCGGCATTTAGGAGTTTTCGCTCCGGCACAACCACCACCCTTGCGCGCAGTTCCGCTAGTTCAGCGCGAAGTTCCTCGATCTCCATTTCCATGCCGCCGCATTGCTGGCGAGCAGCATCTCCCTTTTCTGCTGCGTCCTCAGCCATGGTTAGCTTGGCAGCTAGGGCGTCGTAGTCGGAGGCCGTCACCCACGCCCCTTCGCTGGACTCAACATGTTCACAGTCATCAATGTGAGCGTGGTTCACATGGTCGAACCGCTTCACCTCACTCATGACCTACCTCCTTGCTGACCGACTTGTTCCAGGCATCTACCAGGCCTTCGCCGGTGAATGCCTGAACTGAGTGGTTGCACTTCTGGCAGTGCAAAGAGAGGTATCCCTCTTTATGCCTGATCCCAGCCAGGGATCCGTCGTAGCCACATTTGCAGGGTTTCAACGTATCCATCACACCCCCTCCTTGCCGGGCGTGGCGGCGATGTACGCATCCAGCAGCTTCTGCGTATCGGTGCGGGCGACGCCCTTGTACAGCAGCGCCATCACGGCATCGTGCATTGCCTCCGTCTCGCGAGCCGGGATCAGGGCTAGCCCCTCCGGCACGCTGTGCTGAGCCTGGGCGCTATCCCCGGAGGCCTTCACGCATGACTTGATCGACGCCAACAGGTAGGACCAGGCGAAGCCGCGCTCCTGATTCGGGCGCAAACCAAGCGCACGTGCCACGTCATCGCGACACTGTTTGTCCAGGTCGTTGAGTTGCTGAGCCTGGGCTACAGGGGCGGCTATCTCTTCGCTGGCAACAAGGACATATCGGGCGCCACACTGCGGGCAGGCTGCGGCCATGCAATTCTCCCTCTGGCAACCAGGGCACCTATCCTCTTCCGGCTCTGGTCCGGTCCAATCGCATTCGTGGCAGGCAGCCACGCCCGTGGCGGAATCGTTGATCCCGCCATGCTGGCACTCGTCGCATTGCCGGGCTTCGACGTAGACCTTGCCGCGTTCCAGCTCCGCGACCCTGGCCAGGGCGGCCTTCAGTTGATCCTCCAAGCGCTTGGCATAGCCGCGAATGCCTTGCACGGTCCAGCCGCCATCGATGGCGTCTTGCGGCAGCCCTTCGCAGATGCGCTCGAGCTGGCGCAGGCGCCCGGCGATCTCGTTCTTGTGGTCTTGCTCCTGTTCGGCCAGATACTGCCAGTGCTGGACAGCCGGCCAGGGGGAGGGAACGACCACGGCGCCAACCGCGATCCCTTCAGGCATTGGCAGGGCGTTCAGCTCGGCGGCATGTTTCTCCGCGTCTTCGCGGCTGAATGCTGCGTACAGTTCGTCCGGCCCCTGGGCATGTACAGCCCACAATGCCGGCCGCTCCGCCTCTGCCTGATCGGACTGCAACGGGGATGGTTGCGCAGTGGTTGGCTCCTCATCCAACAAGACGCCGCCTTCTTCGGGATACTCAGCGCAGAAGGCGTATAGGCCTGCTTCGAGGAAATCGGCATCCTGCTGGCGCCACTCGATGCAGGCCTCGCTTTTCAGTTGCTCGGCAGTGCCATCCGGCGCAATGAAGTCCAGGGCGGCGCGCAACTGGTATCCGTTGATCAAGAGGCTCGAGCGCACCGGGGAGGGTTGCGCCAGGGCGGCGCGGGCTTGCCAGCCAGTCCATCCGCCATCATCGAATGGGGTTCCGTAGGCGTCCTGGTCGTAATCAGCACGACATACCGGCCTACCCATTGCAGCAAAAGCAGCCTCAAACGCCGCGCGCTCATCCCCGCCTACCTGCTCTACCGCAGGATGTGCCGGGCACGGATGGACGAGGGAGCCGTCGCCAGAAGGGCAGGTGCATTCATTCGCTTTGTTCATTGGTCGTTGCTCCTGGGTCAGAAGTCGGATTCGGTGAGGACGTACGGGGTCGAATCCTTCACCCGCCACCAGGTCGTTGTAGGGCAGTGTTTGCGAATCCAGCTCTCCAGCAACTGGTTGAGCTCCTCCTCTTCTTCCTTGCCGATATCTGGCCAGCCCTCTGCATGCTCTCCACCGTCATCCCATGCGCGCTCTCCGAGCAACTCGATCACATCCCTTGCATGCACATAGCCAGTCGGGTCGGGCTTGATCGCTTGGGCTCGGTATACGGTGTCTCCTGGCTTGAGGTCTTCGTTCTCGTTGAGCAGGTCGGCCAGGCTCACGCAGTTGAAGTCTTCGTCGTTGGCGGACCAGCATTCGCCGGTCCAAGCGTTCTCTTCGGTCATGGGAGCTTTCTCCAGGCCTCGGTTTCGAGGTCAGAAACGGTTATCAGTCGGCGCCGGCGCTCGATGTTTTCGAGTTGCAGGACATTGCCCAGGCTGTCGATGACGACCCAGTGGATGCCTGTTGGTAGGTTGAGGTAGCGGGCTGGCGCAGGGGTTGAGCAGAGGGCGTTTATGCGGCGGTATGCGGCGTTGTCGTCGAAGGGCATGGCTCATCCTCCGGGTAGCACAGAACACCCTCGGCGCCCTGGGCCTGGTTGATCGCTATCTGCCTCACCGCTCTCGCGAATAGCAGAATGTCGTCTGGGGTCATGAGCTGGCTTTCTTCGGGCCAGCCGGTGACCGTCACACCGCCAGGGCGGTGATTCGCTGTTAGCTGGTGCATGGGGTTATTCCTGTTCGGGGTCAGGCGGACTTCTTCTTGCCGGTCATCTCTTTCGCTCGTTTTCGGGCGAAGACCATGCACTCGTTGAAGGCGCCTTTGGGGAAGGTCTGCTTGCGCTTGTAGTAATCAAGCGCCTCGTCGGCGATGACCATGCAGATTCCCGAAGGGAACCCGTCGCGCTGCAACTGCTGGTCTACCTGCTTCTTGATGAATTCGTGAGTGTTCATGCTTCCACCCACTTGTTTTCGCCGTCGTAGTAGCCGCTCCAGCCTGGAATGCTGAACTTCAGGGTTCCAGGCGTACATAGCCATGCCCCCCCTAGAGGCCCGCCGAATAGCTCCCAGTGAATCTTTCGTGCATACAGGCGACGGCGGCGCTCGAAACGTTTTTGACTCAGGTTGATGCTCTTGATGCGTGGAATGCTGGTCAGCCTCATGACTTTCTCCAGGCAATGGTCCGCCGCGCCGCAATGCAGCGTCAGGCATTAGGAATGGTTCAGGGATGGCAGACTTCGACGACGCGGTGATAGTCGCCACGGAAGGGCATGGCCTTGTAGCCCTGGTTCATGGGGTAGATTCCCCAGGACTGGCGAGAGCAGGCCGCCATCATCGCCGCGTACTTGATGACCTCGATGACGTCTTTCTTGATGTACATGGTGGCTCCTGCATGGGTCAGGAGCCGGCTAGATATGGCAGCGGGCTGAATGGGATGTCGTCGTCGAAGTCGTTACTGGCAGGCGGTGCCGCTTGCTGGCTCTGTTGTTGGCGTTGCTGTTGTTCCTTCTCCTTCGACTCGAACAGCGCGAGCCATACGCCGCCATCATCGGTGCGAGGACATCCGGCTGGATTGAAGCAGGCGTCCATCTTTAAGCGGAATCCATGCTTGGTATTGACGATCACGCCTACTTTTCGGCTCAGGTATTTGGTCTGGCCGTCTTTCTCGTACTGGCCAACGGTTGCCACAACATCGTATTTCACGCTCATGCTGCTTTCCTCACTTGATCCTGATTGAAGACTTCGCCCGCTCCAAATGAGCGCCGGGTACGTCCTTGCCGTCTTTCAAAGCCCGCGCGATTGCATTCTTGTCAGGACTGGTTTCGACCTTCACCTTGACCAGTTCGTCGGGCAGCTTCTTTTCGTCGTCGATCACGGCGATCTCTCGCCCCTCAACGCAGGTGATGGAAAAGAGGGGGCAACTGATCTTCTTGATGCCGGCTGCTTCCATGTTTTCCCGCAGGTATTCCTTCATCGAGTCCTGGCGAGCCTTTATTGCCCTCTTCCGGTCGTTCAGTCGCTCTATTTCACGGTCGAGCGCTTCGACGTCGGTATCCATGTTCAGGACGACCGTTGCCAGGGCCTTTCCTTTTTCTTCGAACTCTCCCCCGATTGCTTGCATGGTGTCCCGGACAGCCACAGCCATGCCTTCATCAGCCGTTTCTGCCAGGGCTGCAAGTTCAAGAAACTGCTCGGTGAGCTTGTAGAGTTGGGTCATGCCGCCTTCTCCTCGGTGAATCGCTTGATCTGCTCGGAGAATTCGCGAGCAATGCGCTTGACGCCACTATCGTCTTTGCGCGCAGTGAGCTTGCGCACGGCAACGTCGTGGATCTTCTTGAGTTCGTACTGGGACTGGGCGCCTTGCATCGTCTCGATAATCGATTTGATGTAGGCGAGGCGCTCTTCATTCGCCTGCTCTTCTGCGGCCTGCTGGTCCTCGGCCTTGGCGATCTGCTCCTCTTCACGACGTGCTTCCACATAGTCGCGGTCGTCGAACAAGCCAAGGAAGATGTCCGCGCTGAACCCGAGCATCGCAAGAGATTTCTTCACGGCGTCCGTTAGTGATTTTTTCGGAGCCTCGGTGTCGGTGGTGATTCCCCACTTGGACCGGTAGGAGAACGGCGTGCAACCGTATTGCTCTACCTCTCCGCGCTTGCCGTCCAATTCGAACCACAGTTTGATGCGCACGGTGTGCCCGACTTCGTGACCAATTAGTTCGCTGACCTTCTTTCCGTCAGCGTCGGTGATTTCACGGAAGATCGGGCCGCCCTGGTCAAAGCGCTCCTCGATGACCGTCCAGCCCCACCCGATCCCGACAGGGCCGAACATCTGGGTAGCCTTCATGATCATGTGCTGGCCGCTGATCGACGTGATCTGCTGACCATCGACTTTTGCGCTCTTGGTGGCAGATGGGTCGGTTGCTTGAACCTGATCCCATAGCCGCATGTTTTGGGTATGCATGAGTGATCCTCGCCGCGCATGCGCAGCCAATGAAGGGAGGGGTTAGAAGGGAAAAGCGCTTACGGCGCCACTCGGCAGCGTCACCCCTGCGGGATGAATAGCGTTGCGCTAGAAGCCGCTGCTGCGGGTGTTTTCTTCATGCCGCCCACCGCCCGCTGGGGAAGCCGCAGTTATCCGGATTACCGGCCTGCTGCGGACAGGTGCGTAGATTCTGCTGTGATGATCCCGCCCCATATCGGGCCGGCTGCGAGAATGAACAGGTACAGCAGGCCGCCAAAGAGGCTGCCTAGCCAGATTGCTGTGCGGCGGGGGTTCATTCCTCGTCCTCCTCAAGCTTTGTCAGCCGAGCCAGCATTTCACTGGTTAGCTGCTCATGGTCCTCTTGGCTAAGGACAGGCATGGGCACGAACAGAACGCCCGTATTTTTGAGCACCTGGGCGGCCTCTATGGCCTTGCGGAGTAAATCGACTGGTGCGCGCTTCATAGCCCCGCCACCTCAACAAACGCCACGGCGAAGGCCAGGATGCTGCCCAAGAAAAAGGCCGCGAAGAACGTTGTCTTGGCGGCCTCTTTCAGGTCTATGGTGATGGTCATGTGGATGACTCCTGGCGGCGGTAGCCGGCGTCATAGAGCGCGGCCACGGCTGTCTCTACGTACTCCTTCGGGGACATCAGTTCGCCGGCGCCGTACTTCACGTCAGCAAAGGCCAGCATCTGCTGAATCGCAGCCCATCGCTCGGCTGCGGCGATCTGCTCGGGGGTGCGGATGGGGCGGAAATCGCAATTATCTATCCGCAGTACTTCAGGCCGACGGCCTTGTTTCTGCATACAGACGAATAGCCCATCATCTGTATAGGCGACCACCTTGCTTTCTGTATAAGCCCAGCCATCAGACTCGTGCCACTCACACACCGTCCCAACCGGCGGCAGGCCCTGGCCGTCCCAGGCCTCTTGCGGTCTAGCCTCGAATGTCGCCTCACGCTCAGCGGACACATCGCAGGTCAAAATCCCGTTTATCCATTTGTGTCCTGATTCGCTCCAATAAAACCAGTCAGTCCCTTCTTTCTTCATCCATCCTTCATAGAAATCAGGTCCTGTTGGCTCCCAATGAGTCGCACCCTCCGGTGCCGTGTTCCAGTCAATGCTCATCAGTTTTCGCGGGAAACCCCGTACTTCTAGTGCGGGGTAGGGATAGCACGGCGCTCGCAGAGCGCCCCTGTTCCCGCCTCCTCCGTTTCGTCGTGACTACCTTTACATTAACGATGGTAAAATGTGACGCATGGCTAACCGTGCGTACAAATACCGTTTCTATCCGACTTCTGAGCAGGCGCAATTGCTAGCTCAGACGTTCGGCTGTACGCGCTTCGTCTACAACTATGTCCTACGCTGGCGAACCGATGCGTTCTTCCAGCGGCAGGAGAAGGTCGGGTATCTGGAGGCCAACGCGGCACTCACCAGGCTCAAGCGCTCCGGCGAGTTTCCGTGGCTGAACGAGGTCTCCTGCGTCCCCTTGCAGCAGTGCCTTCGCCACCAGCAGTCCGCCTTCAAAAACTTCTTTTCAGGCCGCACGAAGTACCCTGCGTACAAAAGCAAGAAGCATCGGCAGTCCGCTGAGTTCACCCGGTCGGCGTTCAGCTACCGGGACGGCAAGCTGTACCTGGCCAAGTCCAGGACTCCTCTTGATATACGCTGGAGCAGACCGCTTCCGAGCGAGCCTTCCACCGTCACCGTTTCGAGGGACTCCGCAGGCCGCTACTATGTGTCTTGCCTCTGCGAGTTCGAGTTCGAGGCTCTGCCCGTCACGCCGAAGATGATCGGTATCGACCTGGGCCTGAAAGACCTGTTCGTCACCAGCGATGGCGAACGGATCGGCAATCCCCGCCATACCGCGAAATACGCAGCTCGCCTAGCTAAGGCGCAGCGTAGGCTTAGCAAGAAGAAGCTCGGCTCGAAGAACCGCTCCAAGGCCCGGCTGAAAGTGGCCCGTATTCACGCAAAAATCTCCGACTGCCGCATGGACCGCTTGCACAAGCTGTCCCGCAGACTGATTAACGAGAACCAAGTGGTCTGCGTCGAATCCCTAGCCGTAAAGAACATGATCCGCAATCCGAGACTGAGTAAATCCATTGCCGATGTCGGCTGGGGAGAGTTTGCGCGACAATTGGAGTACAAAGGTGAATGGGCTGGCCGACAGGTCGTCGCCATCGACCGCTGGTATCCCAGTTCGAAGCGCTGTTCCTGCTGCGGTCATACCCTTGTGCGCTTACCCTTGGATATCCGTAGCTGGACATGCCAGGAATGCGGCACCGAACATGACCGCGACGTGAACGCAGCGATCAACATTAGAGCCGCCGGGCTGGCGGTGTTAGCCCTTGGAGAGAATGTAAGCGGCATCGGTCAAGTACCGCTGTCCAGTTCTCTGTGAATTGGGAATCCCCTTCCTTCAGGGAGGGGAGCAGTCAAACTCGTCTCTCCCTAACCATTCGTTCAGCGTTCTCGATCAGCGTTGCTTCGAATGCGCGGAACCAGATGCGTTGGGCCAGTTCCAGGTCGCCGCGGCGCACTGCAAGCAGTAGCTGAGTCATCGGGCACTCTTTGCCGTCGACCTCGGCAAGCCACTCAGGGACGAATCCGGCAAAGCCGTAGACCGTAAACTCAGGGCCGATAAAGGGCCTTTCTTTCCGATCATGGAACGGCACGCAATCACCGTCCTCGCAGTTCAGAAGCTTGCCGACTTGCTCAGTGACATACTCTCGGTCGCCGTCATCGTCGGGCGGTAGCGCGTTGTCCCAGCGTTCCTGGGCGTATTTCAATGCGGTGTTCATGTCTCACCTCGCGTTCGCGTGCATGCGGCAGCGTTCCGAATCGCTCCCGTCATACAGGCGGTAGAAAGTGAAAGCCCGGCAACGTCTGCGCCGGGCTTTCGGTTGTCTGGAGCATTACTGAGGCCTGCTCGGGCGGCAGTTCACATGGTCAAACCCTCACGTTGAGCCCACAGACAAACCGAGTAGGCGACGGCCACCCGCTGCCCAAGCGGCAGACGGCGTGTTGGGACGGCGAAAAAATGCCCGGACTTGCCGGGCTAATGAGGGGTAGGGTGGGGATGTGCCGGAATCTCACCGGCGACTGACTTGGCGCGGACCCATTCAGTGACTCATTTCGTATGCCGAAGCAGGGACGGCCGCAGGTACCTAGTACATCTCCCGCTGCGCGGGACTCATCCCCATTGAAGGGTGGCGTCCTTGCCGGGGAAGTCATACGTTGTTTATGCTCACGATGAAGCCATCGGGCGATGTCTTGTCATGAACGAGACAGTGGATTGGTCCGAGAATCTTCAGTACGCGCTCAGTTTCTTCAGGGTTTGCACCTAGAGCCCAGTTGAGCTTACGGCGCCAGATGTCCTCGCCGGTTCCGCTGTCGCCGCAGTCAACGAAGAAGCTGCAACTCTCCGATTCTTCCTTGGCGATGGTTAGATACTCCAAGGTGTTGCAGCCCGGACAAGGCCAAGACTCATCATCAGGGTCCCAGCCGTCGTTATCTGCATCCCATAAGTAGCCATCTCCACGGCACTCATATGTGCCTCGCTGGAAATTGCACATATCTTGCCTCCAGTGCGTGTATGCGCCAGGGCGCGGTTAGGCGGTTGCCTTGGCGATTGCGGCTCTTGCTGCTTCCCAAAGCTCTGGTGTGGTTTGCTCGCGCTCAACCAGAGCTACTAGAGCATCCATAAGATCAGGCGCCGCAGCCATCAGGCGGGCGTTTGCTTCGACTTCGCTTCTGTCGTCAAACTGCTCGCCATGAATCATTCCGCCAACATCGCGAGCAAGGACATAAACAATACCCATATCTTTCGCAGCGCCATCTCGCTCATTGCAGGAGATCACGTTGATTTCTCCATGAAGGCGTTCGATGCCCCACGGCCCCGGCGTGTGCTTTCTCATTCTGTTCTCCTGCCTGTCAGGCGTCTTGCGGTTGAATAGGGCGACGCTTCAAACGGATCGGCAAAAACATCGTCAGAAGCAGAATTCCCCACATTGCAGCGAACTCAAAAAGGGTTGGCATGGATTCCTCTCTTGCCCGGGGGCTGGTAATTGGCTGTATGGGGGAGTGGTCTGGCCGGTGCTGATCTCCGGCATGCTGGTGGTGACATCATGTGTTCCGTTTCATGCCACGCATCGATTCGTGTACGCGGTTCACAGCGGCAGTCTGGCCAGCAACCATTTACAGTTATGACGTTCGTCTCATGGCGGCAAAACCATGATTCTCGTCGCGCATCAGCCTGCGCATTCAGACCACTCTCCGATACAGCCTGGCGATGGGGAGCCATGTGGATCGGGCCTGCGTTGGGGAACCCGGCAGGCGCGGGCGGTGTTCAGCGGATCAGGTGGCGAACCAGGATGTGGCACTTGCCGCCGGCAATCCTGACGGCCACGCGGTGGGTGCTCGGTGTCGGCCTGCTTTTGGAGGCGTTCGGGTGTTCGTTCGTGTAGATATCGGACGGCCCGACCATCACGCCTTCGCGCACCTTGCCAGTGATGGCCGACTTCCAGCGGACGACGGCGCCTGGCTTGGGCATGGCGCGGTAGGCTTGTCGGCGTTGCTTGCTGTTCATGTCCTTTCCTAGGTGATGCCCCGGCGAACCGTGGCAGTGTTCTCAAGTGTTCTCGCAGGCGTAACAAATTCCTGTAGCCGTCACCCCAGGCGCCCACACTCGGGGCAGCTCGCCTCGCTGCGCACCTGCTCCTGCGCATCCTCGTAGCAACCCTCGCAGCGGAATCCGTCGGACGTCTCGATCACGCGACCGGGCGCGTTGCACCGGTCGCATTCGTGAATGATTGTCATCGGGTCGACTCCTTGCATCACGCATGCATCCGCACGGTGATGTAGCCGTTGCTTGCAACTACGTGCTCCCAGCAATTGAAGAAGACGGACTGTCCGAACTTCTTCATTGCCGCCTGGCGAACCTTCACCTCAACGTCCAGAGGCTGTTCACCGGCGTCCGGCAAGGCAAGCCATTGCAGGCTCTTGCCGTCGCTCAGGTGGGAATCGATATTGAATTGAGCCATTTCAGTCTCCTTAATAGGGTTTGCCAGCGTTGATGTATGCGCTTCCTGCTAGCTCGGTTAGAGCTAATAGCTGCCAGGAATCGATCGCTCCGCCGTAGTGCAATCCGCGCAACATCCCGACCGTTTCGTAGTACTCGATGCGCGCTCGGTGTACGTCGTTCTCCCTGCGGATGATTCGAAGAGACTGACGTAAAGCCAGTAAGGCCTTTTCATTCATCGTCTTGCCCTCCAGGGCGTGTTGACTTCTTCGATGCCCCTCTTGCGAAGGGAATCTTGGGTATCCGATCAATCAAGTGACACAATGTCACTCATGCTTGCCAAAGCACTGCGGCTTGCTCTTGCGATTTCACACTCCCGCTTGTTGCGGGCCTCAACAGCCAGATATTTGAAGGTAGGGTGGAAATAGCACTCAGGCTTGTGGCCATCTTTCTTCATGTGCCCAAGCTCACCAGTTTTCACCGCAGCATTGAGAGCCTTGCGCACACTTGCAGGAAGCGAATTGATCACCATGCGGAACCGATCGTTGCGAACCATCTGGACATTTGCTTGGTCGGCAGTGAGTTCGCCGCGATGCAACAAATCCTTAATGGTTTCAATATCGTTCTGGCGGGCCATGACCTATCTCCTCGTTGACTTCCCGTCTGGCCCTCGGTGGAGGGCCAGCCAGTGAAATCGGGGTTTATGCGGCAGGTGGCTTCGCCCCGTGGTTCGGGTGATATCCGTGCCGCTCATAGGCCTCGTCGCGCGCAGATCGGGCATCTTCGATAGAGCTGAAATAGCCGATGTGCTTTCGCTTCCCTGTCCCATCAATCGAGATCAGGACGCGCCATTTCTGGCGACTGATTTCGAGGCTTATCCCAAGCTCTCCAGAAGTGTTTCTCCTGCAAAGACTTGCATTCCGTTGGTTCTCGGAGTGGGACGCCTCGCGAAGATTTGAAAGCCTGTTGTCATCTCGCCGATGATTCAGGTGATCAACCTGCGCCGCAGGCCATTTGCCGTAGCAATACAGCCAAGCCAAGCGATGAGCCCTATATCGGCGGCCGTCAATGGCGATTCGGATATACCCCTGGCCGTCATTGCTTCCCGCCTTCGAGCCGACAAGTGCTCGTGATCCTTTCCTTGCCAGCCACGTGAATTCGCCGGTTTCCGTGTCATAGCGAAGAAGCTCCTTGAGCCTCTCCTGGGTTAGCGTTTCACTCATTTCAGTCTCCGCTTTCCGCGACCGCCTATCGAAGGAGGCCCTGGAAAGCGCTGCATTTAGCAGCGCTCAAATCACCGCGTTCGCCTAACTGGGCTTCTACAACTCGCGGGTGGTGTGTCCTCACCACTGCCGATAGCAGCTCGGACTCGATGTGTTTGGCCTTGGGCTTCCCTCGCAACGCCTTCAATCGGCATACAGCGCTGGTCATGGGGTATCAGTGTTACTCCGCGCTTGAGTGCAGCCCGGCGGCCCGTTGAGTAGGGCACGTACGCGCGGATTGCCGACCCGAACATCGGCTGGGCTTAGTACTGCATTGGCTGTTTCCTCCTATTGGTGTCATCTCGGTCGCTTCTCCTTGTCTGGGTTCATTCCCACTCCTGCGTTTGCTTCTTTGGTCTATTGACAGGTGACTTGAGCGACGTCGCGTGCAACGCATGGGCTTGCACGGCTGGACTGTCCGGCCCAGCTCGGGCTGCGTCTTTTGCCTCTTCCAGCGTCTCGCGACGTTGGCGCAGCAGAGGGTTCCCAAATTGTCGAAAGAGCGGTCGGCTCGGTGGCCTGGGCCGCGTATTGGCTGCGGCTATGGATTAACTATAGCCGCCGGATATACATAAGTCAATACCGGCGGAGATATATTTTCTTGCGCCCATGAAAAAGCCCGCGCTAGGCGGGCTTTGGTTGTGGTGTCAGGCGGGAAGGGCAGCGCCGGGGCATGGCTGTCGTCAGTTCAGCGCAGAGCCGGGAGTGGAGGGCATCCTGGAACGAAAAGCCCCGCGGTGCGGGGCTTCATCTCAGTGGAGATGGGCCATTGGCGGAGCGCCAGTAAACAGTATACGAACCGGGTGCCCCTCCCACTCATCCACTACAAGCATCGGCTTTGGAGGGCAGAATACGAGCACTGTCAGCTCAGCTGGGTCGTGTTGATCATCAACCACCACGTTTGCTGTTCCTTCAGGCAGGTTCAGCCTACGCAGTAACGTCGCTGCTGCTTGACGGCTGTTCATTTGCTAGCTCCGAGTTGTGTCCTGACACTAGCGTCATAGTGAAAAGGTCGAGGATTTTGTCGATAGGGAGAATGTATGACACATTACCACCTCCCGCGAAGACCACTCCGACCGCTTTCGTTCCATCGGCAGTAACAACGAGAGATCCGCTGTCACCACCTTCAGAGAAGGTGTTTCCGCCGTCGCCCTCAACCGCCCAGACGCCAGAGAAATATACTATAGACTGGAATTTGCTGGACTTGTAAGGGATGAAGAACGGGACAACCATCTCACCCAAAACCGTGCCAACTCTCAGTCCTGTCGTTCTGCCAACCTTCTTGACTCTTAGTCCCGCATGCAAGGGAATAGTTTCAGCTGGAGTGTCATAGAAGCCGTTCCCTTGCATCGAAGAGACGCAATCTGGCTCGGTGATCAAGAAAATCGCTGCGTCAGTTTCTTGAAGGCTGATCTGATTTGGATCTCCGCTGTGAAGCGGAACCAAGGCGAAATGAGAGCCTATGGCCAATGGCGGTGGGCTGGATGGAGTAGCATCGAGCGGGGAAGGACTAAGAATGTGCATACCTGGCGGGGTATGGTTGCATTCACCGGTCACGTGGTTATTCGAAAAGCCAACAAGACGACCATCTGCTAGACGTGCTAGAAAGCCAAGCGTACCTGCGTCAAACACTTGACTGGACGTTACAGAAGAGCCGCAGGCAATTCTCCCTCCATGCGAAAACCAAACGGGTGACCCCGCAGAGCCTGAAAATGGGATAGCTGGCGGATTTACCTCTACCGTGGTTTTCCCGGTATAGGTGATATCAATTTCGTGAACACGCTTCGGCAGCTTCTTGTCGATCTGAGACGAGATTGCATTCTTGCAGAGGACAGAAACCGTTCCATTTTCCCCATCTGCAGTGATCGCCGTAATTTTCAATCGGTGCAGAGCTTGAGATATGCGCTTGGCCGAGTCCGCATCTGTATCGAAGATTCGCTCCAGCGGCATAACCTCTGCTGCAGGCGCAACTTCTCGAAACGCCAATGCTCCATGCCTTCGAGCCCACTCATGGAGAGCTCTACCAAAGGTCATCGCATCGAGGTCCGCTTCACCAGGTCGCTCAACGGCTGGTAACTCAAGTTCTGTCATTTCCCTATCCATCTATTTGGCTTTTGCTTGCGATCTGGCTCAGTGTTTATCAGTACCCCACGATCCCAGACCGGAACGAAAACGTAATGACTCCGCTATTGCCCAATGATCCTCCGGTACTCCCGCAACATCCTTTAGAGATCCCCCCTCCAGATGACCTTGCCTATGATGCGGTGCTTGTGAGCCTGCGGCCCATATGCGATGACGCCTCGCCTCACCTAGACCAGGTTGAACATCGAGGCTTGCCAGTGCTTCTCGCTGATGATCGCGATGGGATGGCCTTCCTCCCGCAACTCGACAGCTCGCTTGATTTTGGTTCCGTAGGTGCTGTGAAGCCACTGCTCGTTGCCTATCTCGCCGACGACCAGGTAGTGCACCTTTTTGCTGATGCCCGGAGCTATTCCCCCGCCGCGGTTGACGACGATCTCTTCGCAATGCTTCCTGGGGCCGTAGACCATGACGCCAGTGAAAACGTAGAGATGGCCCGACCACTCAAGCTTGGGAGCTGGATTGTTGAGCGGAAGAGCATTCGATGGAGTAAAGACATTGTCGCTTGGTTTCGGCTTGGAAGCAGAGAGGCCACCAAATCCTCTAAGAATCTCAAGCAGTTCAGCAGACTCATCAGCGTCTAACACGCCATCGGACAGCATGTCTGAGAGCCTCCTGTAGAGGAGGTTGGTCACTGGATCGTCAAGATGGACCAGGTTCGTAGCGATCCAATCCTGTAGGAACTCGGCCTCCTGCTGATTGATATGCCCATCAGCAGTGATCCCAGCCGCCAGTCCTGCAAGCTCATCGACAGACCTTCGGTCTATGCGCTTCTCGTGGAAAATCCGGCTATCCCCAAATTCAGCGTGCCAGTCGACCATCGTTTCTCTCCTTGAACATCAGGTGTCCATCACAGTCTCTTCGCATTCCAGGCCAGCAGGACCCTAGCGAGCACCTGGAATCTTTTTAATTCGGCGCTGGATACCTCGATTGGTGGGTATGCGTTGTTGTCTGAGATCATCAGAAAGGTGCCATCTGCCCTTCGCTGCATCCGCTTTATGTAAAGCTCATCCTTCAGGGCCATAACGTAGACGGCATCTATCTTTATCTCAGTGATGCCGGTATCGACTAGAAGGATGTCTCCGTCCGAAAACGTAGGCTGCATGCTGTCGCCATATCCCGTGATTAGCGCGAGGTTGTCTGGCGCTGAGTACCTGACGTTGCGAGATAAGTAATCGATGCTCGCGACAATCGAGTCGATAACGACATCAAATTCTGGGCGCGCCAGGCCTTTCCCCATGGAGGCAGCGATATCGTATTGGGGGACGACAATGAACCCGCTCTTTGTCCTCTGCCTTGAAAAGTCGGCAGGGATGACATTCCCCTTTGCGGGTTCTGCATGTACAGCCTTGGCCATCTCCCCAACTTCCGCCGCCAGCCGTTCACTGAATGACTCGATACGAATCCCAATTTGCGAGGCAACGTACGAAGCAAACCTCGCATTGAGCGCGTTGTACCCGTTGAGATAGGAACTCACGGAGCCCTGACTCATGTCGAGAGCTTCGGCGATTTTCCCCTGGGTAAGGCTGTCCTTCCGGGATTTCCCGGCGTTGAATTCTTCCAGCGCAGCTTTCAGCTTTGCGCATTCCTCTTTCTCCCACTGGGAGATTTCACGTTTCTTGTCGCTCATGTGCGAAGGGTATTCCCGCAGGCGATAGGTATCCATCGCCGCCGGCATTGACTTTGAAATAACCGCCGGCAATACTTTGTCCATGGATAAACCATGGAGACCTGGGTTATGCACCGCATTCCTCTCAAAGAATTTTCTGCCCAGAAGGGCCAGACCAAGGCCGCTGCGCTGCTGGGACTGACCCAGGGCGCACTGAACAAGGCGTTGCGGGTCGGGCGTGACATCTATGTCACCGAAAACGCAGACGGAACCTACTCGGCTGAGGAGGTTAAGGCTTTCCCATCTCACTCCGCCAAGGCCGTTGCCTGACCCCGACCAATCTACCGGCCGGGAGGCCAGCCATGACCGAATTCATGCAAATCCTGATCTTTGGGACCTCGTTGGCGATGGCCTACTTCCTGGGCGCCACGTCGTCGAGGAAGAGCTCCAGTGAAATCCGGCTGATCGACAAGTGGCCAACGGCCTACATCCAGTTCGACTCAGGCATGAGCCAAGAGGATGCGCTGCGCTTCATCGAGCTGGCCCGCGAAATGGTTCTGGCCGGGCCAGAGAAAGTGACTGCCGAGAAAGCGCTGAAGGATGACGAGGAGAGCCGAGACGCTTTCTGGGCGCAGTCTCTCAAGACTGGTTTGGCCTCGTTCGAATCGCGTTCCAAGTCTTCACATAACCCTCGAGACCCCCAATGACTTCGTCCGGAAGCTGCGAGTACGCCAAGAACGATCGCATGTGCTCAATTTCGTTATCGAACCCGTCGAGAACCCTCCCGAGTTCCGCAGGTGTTAGCGAGCGTGCCATTGCCATAAGGAAGGCGTTGATGCCCATCAGTTCGCCTTTCTGCGCGTTGATCGTCGCAACGATCTTGTCGATTTCGTCAGTCATGTCCGGCCTCCGCGGCCTTTTCGTGTGGAAGCAAAAAGCTACCACGGTTGCGCCGGACTCCACATTCGAAGCGCTGGCTTTCGCCGTCCCCTCAATTCACGGCTGACAGCGTATAGCACCGACCTCATGGGAAGAACTAGAGCATGAAAACGCCCGTACTAGAGACCCGCAGAAAGGTAATGACCACGGTAGCCAATGCCTATCCGGGCGGTCGCGATTGCGCTGCCGCGCGGCTGGGGATTCCGCTGAAGCGCCTGGAGAACCAGATGTACGAAACGGCGGGCGTGAAGCCCCTGAGCGACGGCGACCTGTACGTCCTGGAGCAGGAGATGGGGACTTCCTATCTGCCGGACTACATCTGCGCGATGTATGGGGGAGTGTTTGTGCGGACGCCGGAAGCGGGCGATCTGGACAACGTAGACCTGCACCACCGTTCGCTGCGTACAGCGGTTAAGCGTGGCCGGGTTGATCAGATGATCGCTCTGGCCCTGGAGGACGGGGAGATCAGCGCTGACGAAGCGAAAGAGATTTTGGCCTTGCATGCCAAGCACATGTCCGCCAGGCATGAAGAGGTTCGGGCCGTGCTCGAACTGCACAGGGCGAAGTGACTATGCGCCCTCGTCTCACGAACTCTGACTACGCCGCAATGGCTAACGCTGCTGAAGAGCTGGCGGGCATGGGTTCGAGTGAGTGGAGGCGCAGATACAACAAAGCCCTGAGCGACTACTACAGGGCTTTGTCGGTGCGTGGATCGGTGGCAGCCGAAACACGCGTGGAAAAACACAACACACAGGAAGCATAACCCATGAACTACGGGTTCATCTACTGTCTGGGCAACGCCGCAATGCCGGGAATCTACAAGATAGGTATGACGGAGCGTGCTCCATTGCAGCGGTGCGACGAGCTATCCAGTTCTACAAGCTCGCCACTCCCATTCAAGCTTTTGTGTTTTGGCCAAGTTGAAGATCCGAAAGATGTTGAGGCCGAGATTCACGATGGCTTAGCTGACAGGCGAGTTAACCATTCCAGAGAATTCTTCGCAGGTCCTTTTAAGTCGATAGCCAGCATCATTCAGGGCTACAGCAGTGGCTTTGCTTTGACCTCTGACGGTTACGAAGAAGAAGAAAAGGAACGGCTTCATAACGCTTTCCTCTGTGCAGAAGCGGCTGAACGAGTCGAGGCCTTGAACGAGGCTGCGAAGTTCAGCGGCATCTACATGTACCAGAAGGACGGACAGATCTGGTATCGCGGCCGAGCTAATCCCAATAGCTGGTTGTACGGGGCAATCATCTGCCTGAGAGGAGAACTGCTGGGCTTTGTTCCGGAAAAGGACCCAGGTGCGAGCGCGCCCCAGGAACAGCCTAGCCTCGTCGATGAGAAAGAAGAGGAGCTTGACTGGTGAGCACGATAATCATGACTCAGTGCTGGCCGCTTCAGGGAATGAGCGCCCCACAGAAAGCCGTTCTTATCTCGTTGGCTGACAACTCGAACGATGACGGCGTTTGCTGGCCGTCCGTTGCCAAGATTGCAGAGCGTACCTGCCTGTCAGAGCGCGCTGTGCGCAACGCGCTTCGCTGGCTGGAGGATGCAAAGATACTGATCAGTCACCAGCGCAATGGCCGATCCACTTGGTACACCGTTACCCCGGCATCTTATGCCCCCGGCACGACATGCCCCCCGGCACCAGATGCCGCCCCACCCCGGCACGACGTGCCGCCCACCCCGGCACCTGGTGCCCCCAGAACCGTAATAGAACCATCAAGTGAACCGTCAGTAGAAGCAACCGCTGCTGCCGAAGATGCGAATTCCAAGAAGACTGCCTGCCCGGTAAAGGCGATTGTCGACCTGTTCAACGAAGTGCTTCCAGAGCTGCCGACCGTGGTCTTGATCAACAAAGATCGGAAGTCGAAGGTGCAGGCTCGCTGGAATGACAGCGAAGTCCATCAGGACCTTGGCTTCTGGAGAGATTACTTCGATACCGTTCGCGCCAGTGATTTCCTGATGGGGAGGGTGACGGGTCGCGACGGGAAAGTGTTTCGCTGCTGCTTCGACTGGCTGATTGCTCCCTCCAACTTCGTCAAGGTTGTGGAGGGCAATTACCATGCGTGATCCCTACAGCCTCGAAGCCGAGCACGGGGTTCTTGGCGCGATGATGCAGCGTCCGGAGCTAATCGACGTTCTTGCCGATGAGCTGACCCCGGAGTCGTTCTATTTCGCAGACAACGCTGAGGTGTTCCGGGCGATCATGGCGGTACGCTCTGCCAACAAGGCGGTCGACTTCCTGACCGTAGCTGAGCAGCTTGGAGCGCTTCCTAGCGAGACCCCGGCACTGGCTTACTGCTGCGAGATCGTGAAGAACACTCCGAGTATTGCTAGCGCCTCGACCTATGCCCGTATCGTCCGTGAGCGCGCTGTTGATCGGGCACTGCATATCGCTGCCCAGGACATTTCCGAGATTGCCAGTTCGAGCCAGGAGACCGCTGAAAAGGTCTCTGCTGCTCATGCCGCAATCATGGCAGTGGATGCTGGCGAAACTAGCGTTGACGTTCAGAAGGCTTCAGATGTCCTGGCAACCCAGGTTGAGGTCTGGCAGCAGCGCCACGACCGCTATCGGAGCGGACAAACCCTGATGGGTATTTCTTCTGGGCTGACTGATCTCGACGCCAAGATCGGCGGGTTCCTGCCGGGCCAACTGATTGTCGTCGCTGGCCGACCAGCGATGGGCAAGACAACCTTCGCAATGTCCTGCTCGATCCATGCGGCGCTCAAGGAGCGGAAGTCAGTGCTGGCGCTTAGCCTTGAGATGAGCAATGGGCAGCTCATTGACCGCGCCGTTGCTTCAGTCGGAAAGATTCCGCTGAACATGATCCGAAACGGTACCGCATGCGAGGAGTACGGTGCCGAGCTGGGTGCCGCATCGCGGACTATCAGCATGTCCAGCCTGTACCTCGCGGACAGGCCAGCCCTGAATACGATCGGCCGAGTTCGCGCCATGGCGCGCCGTCACAAGATGCGCTATGGACTCGACATGCTGATGGTCGACTACCTGCAGCTCATGGACGGGGAGGGGGAGAACCGCGTCAACGTCATCAGCTCAATCAGCCGCGGCTTCAAGCTCCTGGCAAACGAACTTGGCGTTCCTGTGATTCTCCTAAGCCAGCTTTCCCGAAAGTGTGAGGAGCGCCCTAACAAGCGCCCGATCCAGTCCGACCTCCGCGAATCCGGCGCCATTGAGCAGGACGCAGACATCATCCTCTTCGTCTACCGGGACGAGGTCTACAACGAGCATACCGAGTTCAAAGGGGTGGCCGAGATCATCGTCGCAAAGGGGCGCGACGTTGAAACGGGGACGGTACGTGCTGCGTTCTTGGGTCAGTACAACCGCTTTGAAAACCTATCCGCTGAATGGCGGCCTGCTGAGGCCGATAGGCCGCAGAAAGTAACTCGGCTGTCTGACCGCTATGGCAGCAAAGGAGCGGGCCAATGAAACGATCCTGGACCGTAATCGTAGGCGCCAAGCGCTTCACCATGATCGTAATGGACGAAAGCGACCCGGTAGAGGTCGTGAAGAGCATCTGGCCTGAAGGGAGGATCGAGCAGTGACGCCCGCAAAACAGGAGTCCCTCATGCAGGGACAGACTGGAATCGCGAAGAAGGTCTACGAGTGCGTACCGATCTCTGAGCCCTGGCGTTCGTTCCAGGTGCTCACCGCGCTCCGCAACATGACTGGAAGCACGCCGGACGTTCGGATTGTCCAGGGCTGTCTGCGCGATCTTGTCGATTCCGGACTGATCCGCCGCACTGGTACTGACCACTACCAACGAATCCAAGTCGAGAAAAAGACCAAGCATCAGGAGCCGAAGATGGCGGAGCCCGCGAAGAAGATCGAAACCCAGTCCGAGCCGAAGCGCTCCGCCTCCCCGCTGGAGATGCTAGGCGAACTGGCAAACGAGCTCGCCGGCATGGCCGAGCACATGAAGCGCCTGTCTGATCGCATCGAGGACGTCGCGCTGGCAGTCGAGCAGGAGCGCGAATCGAGCGCCAAGTCGATGGAAAGCTATCGCCAACTCAAGGCACTGCTGAAGAGCCTGCAAGGGGAGGGCGAGTGACATGGATATCGTAGACATCGCCAACGATTACGCCGAGCGTGAACTCGCTGAACTCCTGTACTCCCGAGTCAAGTACGTCGGCGAGAGCCTGTCCGAATGTGAAGACTGCGGCGAGGATATCCCGGTAGCGCGGCGCTCGATCATCCCTGGTGTTCGTAAATGCCGGGACTGTGCGGAACTGACTGAGCGGAGGGCTGTGTGATGCCGAACTATCGCAAGCCAGATATGTACTCGGACGCCGATTGGGAGATGGTTCAGGGCTACATGGCTGGCAAGGACGGCCAGCGTGCCGAACGGTCAACGGCAGCCTACATGCATGGTTATCGCAATGGGGTTTCGGACAGGACTGGTGTTCCTCACGAACGCGCCGAGGTTCTTCGTCGCCGTGCGGAGATGATCCCCGGTATCACTCCCCATAAGGTCTGGTTCCAGGGGAGGGCGCCCCGTGACTGACTTCTTCGGACTCCTCGACGAGCCTGGAGCTCAGGTTGCGGACGGTCCGCTCCAGGGAAAGAAAGGGTGGGGCAAAGCACCGTTCTGCGGGAATAAGGCCCACCACTTCGAGCTGGTCTTTGCCGACACCATTGGCCCGCACGGGCGAGAAAAGTACTGGTTCGCTCTCTGTGGTGCTGATGCGGTCACTACCGACAAGGCGCCGATGTTCTCGGCTGGTAGCTGGCAACGGTGCAAGAACTGTGAGCGGAGGGAAAGCAATGGCTGACAAGAAGATCGACAAGTTTTGGACTTACATGCTGGCAGCAATCATCGGAATGAGCTTCGCCGCGCTGGCTATCCATCTCTATGACCGATTCTCCGGGAATGGAACAGCCTGGAACTTCTACAGCCCCAACACGGACATGACCTGCCTTGTCGCTCGTAGTCATGGGCAGGAAGTTATGGCTTGCCTTCCCGGCGATCACCGGCAGGAGACGGACCGTGGCTGAACTCGCTCTCATCCGCACAGCCCAGGGCCTGGTCCCGGCGACCGAGGCAGATCGCGAAACCGTTCAGAAGTGGAAGGCCGGCCAGGTCGTCCACGGGAAATTCACCCGGATGCGCAATGCCAAGTTCCACGGCAAGTTCTTCGCCATGCTGGATCTCGCATGGGAGTACTGGGAGCCGAAAGGCGGCCTGGTGCCGCGCCAGGAGATGCGTGGCATCCGCGGGCTGGCCAAGTACTTCGAGGATCTGAATGGGCGTCCTGGCCAATTGCAGAACGCCGTCGCCGCGTACATCGCCAAGCTTGAGGCTGATCGAGCGGGCCGCTTCCCGGCAGTCGAGAAGAGCCGCGAGGCGTTCCGCGAGTGGATCACCATTGAGGCCGGTCACTTCCACCTGATCCATACGCCTGACGGCGTTCGCAAGGAAGCCAAGTCGATCAGTTGGGCGAGCATGGACGACACAGCTTTTGAGCCGCTTTACCGCGACGTGTTTGCCGCCTGCTGGAGGCTGGTCCTTTCCTCTCACTTCGAAACCGAGGCTGACGCCATGGCGGCGGCTGATCAGATGGGGACTTTCGCATGAGCAAGTTCAAGGTTGGCGACATGGCTATGACCATGGTTTACGACTCTGCGCTCCCGGCGGGTTCTGTGGTTGAGCTGGAGCGCGAACTCAAAAAAGGCGACGAGATCGCCCGTGGGTTCGTCGCCCCATCCGCCGGATGGATAGTGCGACATCCCGAAGTCGGCAGAGAAGTACTGGCATACGGGGATCACGAACTGATGCCACTCAAGTGGGACTTCCAGCCCGAGCAGCAGAAGAGCAGGGAGGTGGAGGTATGAGCAAGTTCACCATCTTCATTCTCGGTATGACCTTTTTGTCGCTCATCACTGGTCAGATTGCATCGGCTCTTTGGTTCGCCTCGGCTGCGCTGATTTGGGAGTTCGTATGAGCCTCTCCACCCGCCAGCTCAAGCCCAAGATCTGCCAGAACACCGAGTGCGGCACCAAGTTCATCCCGCAGCGCCTGGGGCAGCGCGTGTGCTCCCCAGCCTGCGCCCTGGCCACCAAGGACAAGCACCAGGCTCCGGCCAGGAAGGCCATCGCCGACCGCAACCGCCGGGAGATCAAGGCGCGGAAGGAGAAGTTGAAGAGTCGGTCGGATCACCTGCGCGAGGCTCAGCAGGCGTTCAACGAGTTCATTCGGTGGCGCGACCGCATCGCCGGTCACGTCTGCATCTCCAGCGGCCTGCCCCTGGATTGGTCTGGAAACCAGACGGATGCCGGGCACTACAGGTCGACCGGAGCCGCGCCGCATCTCCGCTTTAACGAGAACAACTGCCACGCCCAGCGGAAGCTGGATAACCGCTATCTCTCCGGCAATGCAGTGGATTACCGGGTCGGCCTGATCGCTCGGATCGGTCTGGCCGCTGTCGAGGAGTTGGAGGCGGACAACTCCGTCCGCAAGTACACCGTAGAAGACCTGAAGGCCATAAAGGCCCACTACCGCGCCAAGGTGCGCGAGCTGAAGAAGAGGATCGCCTAATGCAAACCGCCATCTCGATCATTATCAGCATGACGCTGAGCCTTTCCCTGCTGTCCGGCGTAGCGCAGCTGTCACAATTCGCCTTCTACGTCTGCGTCATCATGAACGTGCTGCCCTGGATAGGCGTGCTCTGCGGCATGGTCAAGGACGAAATCAGCCAGCGAATCCGCCGGACCTTCTGGATTCAACTCCTTCCCTCAATTTTTTACGTTTACGCGCTGATCTTCAGTGGGCATCCCATGCTCGGCGCATCTGCCTTCATGGTGCAATTCCTGATCGTCGCCACCGCCTTCCGAAAGGAGGCGAAACCTGCATGACGCTAGCCGAATACGTCTCCCAGCAATGGGTAATCCTTCGAGAGTACGGACTGATCAAGGGGGAAGCATGATCTACACCAGCATTCTGTCAGCGGTCGTCTCCGCCCTGGCGGCGGAAACCATCGACAACACTGCTAAGCAAGCTTGGCAGAAGCTCTACCAGCCGGGTTACGCAGAAAGTGAGGGGCTGGCAGGGCTGATCAGGGCCTCTAACAGTTCGGGAATCAAGCGCATCGATGCCGATTGCTGGGTGCATGCCAGGCTACACAGCCAGCTCAAGCCTCGGCACTGGAACGCACTGGTGGCCAAGTACAGTACTCACCGTGAGAAGAAGAAGGCTGCAATCGAGACCCTTATTCCCCTGGTCGCGACTCCAGCGCCACGCAGGTTCCTTGGGATGGCTGTCTATACCTGGGCTATCCCTAAGCTGAAGGGCGCAGAAGGCAAGCGCTCCACCGACATGATCATTCTCGATGCCGTGTTCTACGACATGAACAACTGGGAGTCTGAGGGTCGTCCAGAGCAGACCAGGCGCCGTTGGCGCTCTGGAATTCATAGCGTCCTGAATGAAATGCTCAAGGAGGCAGAGGTTGCGGCTGGTGAAATTCTGATGGCGGAGGGAATCATCTTCGGCGAAGCAGCATAGGGCTTGCATTCAATGAGCGTTTGAGCGAATATTTCCCCATCCTGTCGATCTTGCGCGTTGTGAGGATCGGTGGCTCTGAAGCCCTGGCATCTGCCGGGGCTTTTTCGTTTCCAGCTCAATGCGGAGTTCTGAAATGTCTGCCGAATCGAAAGATGTTTGGCTGCTCAAGGGAATCGGCGGTGGCGCGCTGGTCCTGCTGCTCCTGGTTGGGGCGGCAGTGGTACTAATCTGAATCCTTCGGGTTGCGACTACGCGGCCGGGATCGCCTTGGACACGCAGGCGTTAAAGTGAAGTGGGAGCCGGTGGAAGCCCGGCACGGAGTGAATGCGCAGGCTGATGCGCTAAGAGGATACGCGGCGGCAACGTTCAGTGGGCGTTATGGCCAGTTCACCGCCATGTCGGATTCAGCCCCGGTCACTCCAAATCACGCATGCGGCAGAAGAAAGCAAGGGTCACCACTGGTGATCAAGGCGAAAGCCCCGGCTACTTGCTCTGCGGGCGTGACGCCGGGTTCGCCCGGTACCTATTCCGCGGCTCTAGCTCAACCGGCAGAGCACTGTCCTTCCAAGTCAGATGTTGCGGGTTCAAGTCCCGCGAGCCGCTCCAAACTCGATTCAATGACGTGTAGCTCAGAGGTAGAGCGGTCGGCTGTTACCCGATTGGTCGATGGTTCGATCCCATCCGCGTCAGCCAATAAGCCGGTATGGCGCAACAGGGAGCGCTGCTGATTTGTAATCAGAGGGTTGCGGGTTTGACTCCTGCTGCCGGCACCACACTACAAGGCCCAGGCAATGACCTGGGCTTTCTGCATCTGGAGTACGTGAATATGGCCGAGCCGAGTGGTGCGGTAGCAGTCGCCGGCTTGGTCGGTATTGGTGCGTCTGCGTTGATCCCTGGCATTGATGCCAATGCAGTGATCGGGGCTTTTGCTGGGGCTATCTTCTTCGTGGTGTACGCCAAGGACATTTCGGCCTGGGCGCGCCTCGGTTACTTCGTCGTGTCCTGGATCGTTGGCTACTACGTCGCCGGCGAAGTCATCGGGCGAGAGTGGGCCAGAACATCGGGCCTGGTCGCGTGTGGCGGGGCATTGTTCTGCGTCGCAGTGGGCACCAGCTTGCTGGAGTGGGTGCAGGGGGGGAAGACGCCTGGTTGGCTCCGCTTCATTGCGGACCGCTTTGGAGGTCGTAATGGTTGACCCTTGGACTCTGGTGGCTGCGATGATTTGCGGCGCTATCTGCATGCGGCTGGCGACATACCGCCGGCAAGGCGCGAGGTATCGCCGGGGAGTGTCTTGGCTCGCATACCTGCTGTGCGTTGGTAGTGGGTGTTTCGCCCTGAGTGTGATGCTCGATGCGCTACACGGCTACAGACTGAATCCTGTCTCCCCTTGGCTGACCCTGGTGCTGGCGATCCTGCTCGGCCTTGTGTGTCGTGCGCGGGGGAATCTGGCCCACATTCTGAGGGTGTACTGATGGATGCTCCGCTTCTACTGAAGAACACCGGCACGTGCCTGATCTTGTGTGACGCCAACGGGGAACCGCTTCCTGGTCAGCTTTCCTTGAGCATCAGCAACGACGGTCTCATGCCAGCGGTCACGGTCACGTTTGCACTCGACAATGAGCGTGTGAGGCTTTGCGGGGAAGGAGTGGAGTCGAAAGAGCCGTGTATCGAGCCGTTTAGCTGGGACCTGGTGGCCGGCACACGCGGGAAAGGACAAATCTGATGGCCGAATGCACCTTCTGCAACAAGACGCGCGAATGGGCGAAGAAGTGGGCGCGGGTTGCCGTAGAGCGGGCGGCCTCTGCTATGGCCAGTAACCCAAAGCGACCGGAGGTGCGTGATGACTGATACCGGCGAAGAGGCTCGAGTCATCCTACGCAACCTGCTCGAAGAACAGCGAAAGACCAACCAACTGTTGCATCTGCTGATCCAGGCCCTCGCCGAGGATGGTGATGATCCTGAAGCCGTGCCCACCAGCTACCTGAGTGGAGAGCCGATCTGATGTCGGCATTTATGGGATCCGCCAGGGAGACCCAGATAGCTTCTGTCCGGGTGCGCCGCGGCTGGTTTGGCAAGCTGGTTGTCCAGGTTCGCTACAAGATCGAGCGGCCCGAAAGCCCGCTCCCTGGACGGGAGTTGATCTACCACGTATGCGGGCTATCCCGTTGGCGAGATGCCAACGCAAATGATTTCGCCGAAGCCCTGATGGTCGCGAAGCTCATCGGGATGTCTGATGAAGGAAAGCCGACATGAAGAACCGTCCAATTCCTGCTGGCGTCGAGATCAACCCCGGTCGTGCCTGGGCCCGCGATGACGTAACCGGATACAGCGAAGAAGTAGAGAGCGCGATAAAGATTCTGGAACCCCTACTGCGATCTGGCCTCCTGGCTCTCCATCCTGATGAATGGCAGGGTGGCAAGCTCTCATTCCTCAGGCCAGCACAAGCCAGGCTTCAAGGTTGGACTCCGCCGAATCGGGAGCGCCTCAATGCCTGACCTCCCTCAGCGTCACACCAAGCCAAAGGCCAAGGGAGTGACCAAGCACGAGGTAGAGGACAAAGCATGGGGGAATGGGCGCGGTGGCAGGCCGTGGCGCCGCAAGCGTGAGCGCATCCTCAAGCGAGATGGCTACATGTGCCAGTGCTCAGAGTGCAAGGGAGTGAAGAGGATCGCCACAGAGGTGGACCACATCATCCCGCTGAGCCAAGGCGGCACTGATGATGACTCGAACCTGATGGCTATTGCTGGCCACCCATGTCATGCGAGGAAGACGGCGAGGGAGTCGGCGGCATCTAGGAGATAGTCGGGTTCCATAAGCGATTGTGCACGACGATTCGAGATATTTACGAATAATGGCAGTGGTTTTCACTGGATTCGTGCGGTTTTACCGAAAAATCGAGTTAAATGAGAAAAAGTCTCATTTATAGGGGTGGGGCGGGTCAAAACCTTAGAACCTTTCGTTAGGACACCGCGCCCCCAAGTCACTTTCCATTTCCACAGAATTTAGGTTTCAAGATGGCACGACACAAACAGCCAGATGTCGTCGCCAAGTTCAAAGGCGCCGACAAGAAAAACCCCCAGCGCTACCGGCAGGAGCCGGCAAAGGGAGAGGGGGAGGTCGGCGAAGCGCCCATCCATCTGCAAGGCCCCGCTCGTCTCGCATGGAAAGAGTTGTGCGCTCAGTCGATCAAGGGCGTTCTGACGGGATCGGACCGGATCATCCTGGAGGTCACCGCGAACCTGCTCGCTGAATACCGTGCCAACCCGACAGAGTTCGCGGTTGGCAAGTACACCCATCTGATCGGAAACCTGGCCCGGCTTGGACTAACGCCGTCCGACCGCCAGAAGTTCGGCCTGGAAAAGCCGAAGGAGAAGGACGAGTTCGAGGATTTCTGAGATGACCCCCAGCGACATTGCGCGACAGTACGCTAGCGATGTCGTGGGTGGGGCTATCGTTGCGTGCCGGTATGTGAAGCTTGCATGCCAGCGCTTCCTGAATGACTTGGACCGCCAGGGCGATGACGATTGGCCATACGTTTTCGATGAGGCCAAGGCAGATCGTGCTGTCAAGTTCATGCAGCTCATGCCTCACACCAAAGGCAAATGGAGCTCTTCGAAGTCGAAGCTAGTGTTCGAGCCTTGGCAGGTATTCATCGAGGCCAACATCTTCGGCTGGGTGAAGAAGGACACCGGCAAGCGCAGGTTCCGCGAGGCCTACGAAGAGATTCCCAGGAAGAACGGGAAGTCGGCCCGTCTTGCCGCACGAGGCATTTACCTATTCGCCGCAGATGGCGAGTCGGGAGCCGAGGTCTACTCCGGCGCCACCACCGAGAAGCAGGCCTTCGAGGTTTTCCGTCCAGCGTGGATGATGGCGCACAAGCTGGAGAACCTGCGTAACCGATTCGGTATCGAGCTTTCTGGCAACCAGAAGAACCCTGGCCCCATGTTCGTCATGGAGGACATGTCGAAGTTCGAGACGGTTATCGGCAACCCGGGGGACGGTGCGAGTCCCCATGCGGCCCTGGTGGACGAGTACCACGAACACGACACGGATGCCCTGGTTGACACCATGCAGACCGGCATGGGCGCTCGGGAGCAGCCTTTGCTGTCGATCATCACGACGGCGGGATCGAATCTCGGCGGACCCTGCTACGAGAAGCGACGGGATGTGATCCGCATTCTCGAGGGTCAGACGATCGATGAGACGATTTTCGGGATCATCTACACGATCGACGAGGATGACCCGTGGGATGACCCGGCCAGCCTGATCAAGGCCAATCCGAATTACGGAGTGTCGGTCTTCCCTGACTTCCTCCTGGCTCAGCTCCAGCAGGCCAAGCGTTCGGCGTCGAAGCAGAACGCCTTCCGCACCAAGCACCTGAACCAGTGGGTGGGGGCTAGGACGGTCTGGATGAACATGCTGGCCTGGCAGCGTCAGAAGCGTGAATTAACGGTTGCGGACATGGCCGGATGTCGCTGCTGGATGGCGCTCGATTTGGCGAGCAAGAAAGACGTGGCCGCCCTGGTAATGCTGTTCGAGAAAGCTGGTCAGTTCTACTGCATCCCGCGGTTCTATGCCCCCGAAGCTGCTGCCGAGGAAAACGAGAAGTATCAGAACTTCGCGCTTGAGGGTCATCTGACCCTGACGCCAGGGAGCATGACGGACTACGCATTCATCGAGGCAGACATCCTTGATCTGGCAAAACAGATCGACCTGCAAGATGTTGCCTTCGACGACTGGCAGGCCAACTACCTGATTACCCGACTCTCCAACACATCCATCCCGGTCGTGGACTTCAACCAGACAGTGAAGAACATGAGCGACCCGATGAAGGAGGTGGAGGCAAGGGTAATAGCGCGGACGCTCTGGCATGACGGGAACCCAGTCATGACCTGGATGATGGGCAACGTGGCGGCAAAGATCGACGCCAAGGAAAACATCTACCCGCGCAAGGAAAACGACAACGACCCCAACTGCAAGATCGATGGTCCAGTGACCTTGATCATGGCTATGGGGCGCGCCCTGGTTGCCGGAGTTGATGACGGCGACGACTTCATGAACGCCATACGGAATCCCATCATCGCATGAACATCGCAACTGGCCTCTACCTCTTCTTCGGCGTCCTTGGTCTGGCTCTTTTCGTAGCCGGAACCTTTGTGCTGCTGGGGCTCGGCTGGGCGCTCATTTCCGGTGCAGCGTCAGCATTCGCTATCGCGGCGTTCATTCGCAAGGGGCTGACCAGTGAGTAAGAGTCTCGGAAAAGTCCTGAGCAGTGCTACGTCTGCGCCCAGGTCTTCATTGTTCGGTTGGGGGGATAAGACCATCCGCCTGACAGATGGCGCGTTCTGGTCGCAGTTCTTGGGGCGAGAGTCCTCGAGCGGGAAGAAGGTCACTGTCGACAAGGCAATGAAGCTGTCCGCGGTATGGGCTTGCGTTCGCTTGATCTCTACTTCTGTCGCCGGCCTGCCGCTTGGAGTGTACGAGCGGAAAGCGGACGGGAGCAGAGTCGATGCTCGGTCGTTCCCGCTCTACGATGTTGTTCACAACAGCCCCAATGACGACATGACGGCCTTCCAGTTCTGGCAAGCCATGGTCGCATCGATGTTGCTTTGGGGGAACGCATACGCGGAGATTCGTCGTGCTGCCGGTAGGCCTGCTGCGCTGGACTTCCTGCTTCCATCGAGGGTCGACCTGGAGTGTGATGACAACGGTCGGCTGAAGTACTTCTACACGCCAAAGAAGGGTGCCCGTAGAGAGATCGAGCGCACAAACATGCTGCACATCCCGGCGTTCACGCTGGATGGCAGAGTCGGTCTCTCTGCCATCCGGTATGGCGTCGATGTCTTCGGTTCGGTCATGTCGGCGGAGGATGCCGCCAACGGCACATTCAAGAACGGACTGCTCCCCACGGTCGCATTCAAGGTCGACCGCATTCTCCAGCCTGCGCAGAGGGAGGAGTTCAGGGAGTACGTGAAGTCCATATCTGGCGCTATGAACGCTGGGAGGTCCCCTGTACTGGAGCAGGGTATTACCCCTGAGACTATCGGCATCAACCCAGTCGATGCTCAGTTGCTGGAGACGCGAGAGCATGGAGTGATCGAGATTTGCAGATGGTTCGGGGTTCCGCCCTGGATGATTGGTCAGACCGACAAAGGGAGTAACTGGGGGACCGGGCTTGAACAGCAGATGCTCGCGTTCCTGACATTCTCGATCAGTTCGATCACCAATCAGATTCAGCAGTGCGTCAACAAGCGGCTGCTAACTGCGCCCGAGCGGATTCGCTATTACGCCGAGTTTTCCCTTGAGGGATTCCTGAAAGCTGATAGCGCGGGTCGCGCTGCCTGGTACAGCACCATGGCGCAAAACGGATTCATGACTCGCAATGAAGGTCGCCGGAAAGAGAACCTTCCAGAGCTTCCCGGCGGCGACATCCTGACTGTGCAATCCAACCTTGTCCCCCTCGACCAACTCGGTCAATCCAATGAGAGCCAGGCGGTTCGCGCCGCACTCATGAACTGGCTCAGCCAGCCAGAACCACAGGAGTAACCCATGACTCTGCGAAATCTTCCGGCAGCGCCGGAGGCTCGCCCGCGCTCGGGCGTCCAGTGCGACCTGGCGCCAAAAGCGCTGGATGCATGGCGTCCTGAGCTTCGCGCCGCGTCCGGCGATAACCCCGACACCACCATCACCATCTACGAGCCCATCGGTTATGACTGGTGGACCGGCGAGGGCGTAACCGCGAAACGCATTGCCGGTGCGCTGCGCGCCATCGGCGGCGATGTCGATGTGACCGTGAATATCAATAGTCCGGGCGGCGACGTGTTCGAGGGGCTGGCGATTTACAACCTGCTGCGCGAGCACAAGGGCAAGGTCTCGGTGAACATCATCGGATTGGCTGCCTCTGCCGCCTCCTTTATCGCCATGGCAGGGGATGAAATCCGCATTGGCCGCGCCGCCTTCCTGATGATCCACAACGCCTGGCTGATCGCCATGGGCAATCGGAACGACCTGCGTGAGATCGCCGACTGGCTGGAGCCATTCGACATGACGCTGGCTGACATTTACGCGCAGCGCACCGGCATCGATATCGACGACATCGTGAAGCAGATGGACGCCGAGACCTGGATCGGCGGGCGCGAAGCCGTCGACAAGGGGTGGGCAGATGCCTTCCTGGAATCCGACGAGATCTCCAGTGCGCCGAGCAACCGCAGTGAAGCCATCTTGGCCAAGCGCCGGATGGATGCCGCTCTGGCTCGCAGCGGCATGCCGCGAAGCCAGCGCAATGAACTCATCAATGACTTCAAGACCAGCATGCTTGGCGCTGCTGGCGGGGGTGGTGACACCCCGACCGATATGCCTGGCGCTGTCGCTCCTGACCTCTCCGCTGCACTACGGGCAGCACAAGACATCACTAAATTCCTCCAAGGAGAATCGCAATGAGCGACTTCGAGAAACAAATCGGCGAACTGAACACCAGCCTCAAGCAGGTCGGCGATCAGATCAAGGCCCAGGCCGAACAGGTCAACACCCAAATCGCCAACTTCGGCGAGATGAACAAGGAAACCCGAGCCAAGGTCGACGAACTGCTGACCGCTCAGGGCGAACTGCAAGCACGGCTGAGCGCCGCAGAACAAGCCATGCTGGCCAACGAGAAGCGTGACGGCGGCGAGGAAGCACCGAAGACCGCCGGCCAAATGGTCGCAGAGAGCCTGAAAGAGCAGGGTGTAACCAGCTCCCTGCGCGGTTCGCATCGCGTATCCATGCCGCGCTCGGCCATCACCTCCATCGACAGCTCTGGCGGTGCCCTGGTTGCTCCTGATCGTCGCCCCGGTGTCGTTGCCGCTCCGCAGCGTCGACTGACCATCCGCGACCTGGTTGCGCCGGGCACCACTGAATCGAACTCCGTCGAGTACGTTCGCGAGACCGGCTTCGTCAACAATGCCGCTCCTGTTTCGGAAGGCACCCAGAAGCCGTACTCGGACCTGACCTTCGAGCTGGAAAACGCGCCGGTTCGCACCATCGCCCACTTGTTCAAGGCAAGTCGCCAGATCCTGGACGACGCATCGGCCTTGCAGAGCTACATCGATGCGCGCGCTCGTTACGGCCTGATGTTGGTCGAAGAAGGTCAACTGCTCTACGGAAACGGAACCGGTGCCAATCTGCACGGCATCATTCCGCAGGCACAGGCCTACGCTCCGCCGAGCGGCGTAGTGGTGACTGCCGAGCAGCGAATCGACCGCATCCGCCTGGCGATCCTTCAGGCGCAACTGGCCGAGTTCCCGGCCAGCGGTATCGTGCTCAACCCCATCGACTGGGCGCTGATCGAGCTGACCAAGGACGCCGAGAACCGCTACATCATCGGCAGCCCGCAGAACGGCACCACTCCGACCCTCTGGCGTCTGCCGGTGGTGGAAACCCAGGCCATCACTCAGGACGAGTTCTTGACCGGGGCATTCTCGCTCGGCGCCCAGATCTTCGACCGCATGGATATCGAGGTTCTGGTCTCCACCGAGAACGACAAGGACTTCGAGAAAAACATGGTAACCATCCGCGCTGAAGAGCGACTGGCCTTCGCGGTCTATCGGCCTGAGGCGTTTGTCACTGGTTCGCTGACCGCCAGCTGACTGGAAGGGGCCGGTCTCCCGGCCCCTCTTTCTTTGAGGTGATTATGTCTGACGTAATGATCAAGCCGGTTCGTTCCTACCTGGATGGCGGTCGTGTGAGAAAGGCTGGTGGTGATGCATACCTCGCATCCGAGTACCTGGCTCGCCAGTTGGTGGCGCGCGGACTTTGCCAGATTGTGGAATCAGAGATCCCAAAGCCTGTGGCTGGCGAGTCGCTGTCTGCCTCGCAAGTGGCCCCAGCCTCACAGCAGAAGACTGCGAACGAGTCCGAGAGTGGCGGAACTCCTCGCCGCAGAGGGCGGCCATCTGCACGAACACAACGTTCCGACTGACTCCCTGGGCTGATGCGCTGTGGGCAATGGATAAAGTCTGGTGGGAGAGATACGCCGCCGAGGCTAAAGCAAACTTCTGCGGTGAGCTTCTGACACTCAGCGCCAATCCCTTCGGCATCAAAACGGCACGCATTGAGCACTACAGGAACTCAGGCGGCGGCGCAGTTTCTTTGGCCATAGCCAGGGGCGCCAAGCGAATCATCCTTCTCGGCTACGACATGCAGAAAACTGGCGGGATGTCTCACTGGCATGGTGATCACCCCAGAGGGCTGGGTAGTGCAGGGAAGATATCCGAGTGGCCGGTAGAGTTCGAAAACCTGAAGCGCAAGAACCCTGGGATAGAAATCATCAATTGCACACGCGAAACGGCGCTTACCTGTTTCGCGCGTAGACCGCTGGAGGACGCGCTGAATGAGCCTGATCCCGCTTGATACGGCAAAGTCCTTTCTTGATGTGATCCACGATTGGGATGACGCCAAGCTCCAGTTGCTGCTGGATGGAGCGGAGGACGAGGCCTGCCAGTTCATGTGGCGCCAGTCCCTTGATGGCCTTTGCAACTGCGAAGAGAGCAGTGAGGCTGTCAGTAGCGAACCGGGACTTCCGCCTAGCGTGGTCATCGGAGTGCTTCTTTTGCTTCAGGCCAGCTATCAGGCTGCTCCCGATGAAATCGCGACGCTGCGTAAGGCGGCCGAGGTGAAGCTGATGCCGTACCGATGCGGCTTGGGGGTTTGAATGCTGGCCTACCGTATGCGCCATCGCATTCAGTTTCAGCGGCAGGTACAAACACAAGACCCTGATACGGGGGAAATGGTGACGACCTGGGAGACCGTTCTGTTCTCCGGTCGCGCCGACCTTCCCGCCGAGGTTCTGACTGGCCCAGGTCGCGAGCTGATCGCTGCCGATGCTACGCAGGCGGAGACCACTGCCAGGATCAATTGTCGATGGTTCCCCGTTGAGCGGTTGGAACTCTACACCTGGCGTGTCATCTGGGATGGCCGAGTCTACAACATCACCAGCGCAGAGACCGATGTCACCGCTCGCCGTGAGTGGCGGCTGCGCTGTTCCGACGGCCTAACCGACGGCCAGTAACGATTTCGCCCGCGTGGGCACCTAACACGCAGCCTAGAGTCGCTCTCGAACGACAGCGTCCGCTCATCCGTTGTCCCGGCTGCGTTTCTATTCGCCTGATGAGCGAGGTAAGTCAGATGCGCGATACAAGCAGATGGAGTCTTCTGCAAGAAATTGCAGGCCGTTATGCGGGCCAGTCAGTGCTTTACTGCCTGACCTTCAGCCACGGACTGATGAAGGTGGGGAAAACTCAGAACATGAAGTCGCGACTGGAAGCTCTTTCAGCTCACGGGTTGCTGAGATCGGTTGCTGTCAATCTAGTAGTTCAGCCCGTAAACACGTGCCTTGCTGATGCTGAGAAGATCGCCCTCAAGCGATTCGCTGGGCTAACCCAGCAGCATGAGCCTGAGGTGTTTTCTGTGCTCGACCTTGGCCTCGTCAAGTCGGTTCTCGCCGAGTCGGCTGATATGGCCAAGGAGAAGCAGCCAAAGCCAGAGGCTACCGATGCATTTTTTGATTCATGCGCCAGATCATCAGGGATGTACGCCGCGATGATTCATCTGGCAATAAACCGAGCTAAGGAAACGGGAATGCACGCAAGGGCTGCCGAGCTTCTCCAGGTCGTGGAAACCACGCCGCCTGGCGAGCTGAACGAAGTCGTCAGAAATATGCTCGGTAAGTCGAGCACTGGCGCGGCCAACTGCAACTGACTCTCGGGCTCGACGCTGCCTAACCCGAACCACCCAACGAAAAGCCCGCCAAGTGCGGGCTTCGTCGTTTCTGGAGATCATGAAATGACCGACCAAGCAATCGAGCAAGAAATCCAGGCCAAGGGCCTGAACGCCCCGCGCATCACTCCGGCGGACATCGAGGCGAACATAGCTGGCGAGTACTATTTCACCGCAGATGATGGCGTGAGCCATCGTCCTGACTGCAATCCTGACGCCGTGGTCGCGGGCGTACATGGATCGCTCGGCCTGCTGACGTTCTGCGTCCTGGTGCTGCGCAACGGTTTCACCGTCACGGGCGAGTCGGCCTGCGCCAGTCCAGAGAACTTCGACGCCGAGCTGGGCCGCAAGATCGCGCGCCAGAACGCCGTTACCAAAATCTGGCCGCTGATGGGCTACGAACTGCGTAGCAAGCTGGCCGGCTAATCTGTGCTGATCCGTGGAATGCTCGGCTTGGGTGACAACATCTTCGCCAGGGCCTTCGTGAAGAATTACCCAGGCGCATTCCTAGAGACGCCCTGGCCGGAGCTTTATCGCGACCTCGACGTGAAATGCGTCCGCCCGACTACGCAGCTCAGGACCCAGGCCAAGAACCTCCAACGCCACCACGACTGGCACCGCCCTGTCGGCGGCGGACAACTGCGGATTGCCTACGGACGCGATCCGATCATCCAAGGCCTGCGCAAGGCGTTCCGCTGCGAACCCGGCGAGTTCGACCTGCCGGACTTCAGGCCTTCGCCGGTTGAGGGCCGGTATGTGCTGGTACGGCCTGCAACGGTTCGCGCTGAGTGGCGCGCAGACACGCGCAACCCACTGCCTGAGTACATCGCCAGCGCTGCCTCAGAGATGCGCCGCAGGGGCTGGAAAGTGGTTTCCGTTGCGGACTTGGAGCCGGGCAAGGAATGGGCCATCGATCCACTCCCGCCGGCAGACATCCAGTTCCACAAGGGCGAACTGCCGGTTGAACAACTGCTGGCGCTGCTCCAGCACGCAGATGCCGTGATTGGCGGCATCGGCTGGATCGTTCCGGCCAGCATTGCCGCCAGGGTGCCGTCCTGGATCATCTGTGGCGGCCAGGGCGGATACAACTCGCCGGAGCACATCACCGACAAATGCATGGACCTGTCCCGCATCACCTTCGCGGTTCCTGACAGGTTCTGCCGCTGCACCATGAAACAGCACACTTGTGACAAAAGGATCGCCGATCATGACGCACGCTTTGCCGCCTGGGCTGACCGACTGCCTGCTCTGGTCTGAAGAACTTGGCATGGGCTTCCACCCGCGCCCGCCGATGGATTATAGCGGGCCGTATTTCGAGAAGTATCAGGTGCTTGACGCTACCCCGATGGGCGCCGCGCTGACCCAGGCCCGTATTGATCTGGTGCGCCGTCACTTTACCGGCCAAGTGGTAGACATCGGTATCGGCGGAGGCCGTTTCGTCACAGAGTCCGGCGCGATGGGCTTTGACGTGAATCAGGAAGCGGTGGCTTGGCTGAGGGCGCAGGAGCGCTACTACGACCCGTACCAGCACCACGCAGAGGCCGTGACCTGCTGGGACAGCCTGGAGCACATTCCCGAGCCGGAGAAGCTGCTCGACCATGTTGGCGAGTGGCTGTTCGTGTCGATGCCGATTTATAAGGATCAGGCTGACTGCCTGTCCTCCAAGCACTACAAGCCGGGTGAGCATATCTGGTACCACACGATGCACGGTTTGATCGGATGGTGCGAGCGTCAAGGTTTCGAATGTGTCGAGCTAAACGACCAGGAGTCGAAACTTGGCCGAGAAGGCATCACCAGCTTTGCGTTCCGGAGAGTCCATGGCTGACGGCGTTGAGTTCAGCATCACCGGGCTTGAAGGCGTGCTCGAGAAACTCAGAACTCTTGGCCCGCGCCTCCAAAAGAACGGCCTGAGAAAAGCAGCCCGCAGGGCGATGAACATTGTCAGGGATGCCGCACGAGAAAAGGCGCGACTTGTCGATGATCCCGAAACACCAGAGAAAATCTGGAAGAACATCATCACTCAAGAGTCCGCCAAGCAGGGGCGGCGTGAAGGGGGGGTGGTGATGAAGGTTGGAGTGCGCGGCGGCGCTGGTCGAAACCAGTACAGCAAGGATGCAAGCGGAAATCCTGGTGGCGACACCAGGCACTGGCGCTATCTGGAGTTCGGCACCAAGTACTCGCCGGCGAAGCCATTCATGCGGCCTGCTCTGTCTCAAAACATTGAGCCCGTTACTGAAAAATTCATATCCGAGCTTGATGGCGAAATAGACAAGGCTCTAAGGGGGAGGTGATGCATCCGCCAATCTTTAAGGTCTGCTCAAGTAGTCCCGCTGTTACCGCGATTCTCGGTGCGTCCCCGCTGAGGATGTATCAGTTTGGCCTGGCCCCCCAGCTCGTCGTCAAGCCGTACGCAACATGGCAGACCATATCTGGATCGCCGGAGAACTACCTATGGGGGCGCCCTGACGCCGATGGGTTCACCCTCCAGGTGGACATTTTCTCAGCCACCGCTGCGGAAGCCAGAGATGCAGCAAAGGCCATCAGGGATGCAATTGAGCTTTCAGCCTATGTAGTCCGCTGGGGAGGGGAATCTGTTGATCCTGATACCAAGACCTACCGAGTCAGCTTTGACATCGACTGGATAGTCCAGCGATAGACACCTAAACCAATCAGCCCGCCACCGCGCGGGTTTTTATTGCCTGCTACAGGAGAAGACGTTATGTCGATGCTTACCCAAGGAACTCAGGTCTATGCCCTTGTTCCGCCCCGCTCTGGATCTGGTCCTTTTACGGTGATGGAGATCGAGTGCGCAACCTCCTTCAACCCCGGAGGAAACCCGGCGGATCAGATCGAGGACCCGTGCTTGAGCGAGACCTCGCGCAAATACAAGAAGGGCATGCGTACCCCTGGTCAAGCCACTCTCGGACTGAATGCAGATCCGCGGAATGCGAGCCATGTTCGGCTCTTTCAGCTCTCAGAGGATGACAGTGACCAGGATATTGTCTTTGCTGTCGGCTGGTCAGATGGTGTCGGTGTAAGCCCGTCCGCAGACCAAGACAGCAATGGAGACTGGGACTTTGATCTTCCGCCGACGCGTACATGGTTCGTTTTCCGTGGTTACGTCAGCGACTTCCCGTTCGATTTTGCAGCCAACACCCTGGTCGCCACCCAGGCCACGATCCAGCGCTCTGGCGCAGGGCAGTGGATTCCGAAAACCGCGTAAGGAGCAGACATGAAACTAGCCGATCTGGTGGCCGCTGGCGCGGTCCTGGGCGATGGACTGGTGAAGAAAAGCATCACCTGGACGCACACTCCGCCGGGTAAGAAAAAGGCGGTCACGGACACCTTCGATGTATTCATCAAGCGCAGCAGTTTCGGCGCCATGGAACGCCTGTTCGCCCAAGACGACGACAAGAAGAGCCAGAATGCGCGCTACCTGGCCGAGAGCGTAAGACTGGGTGAGGGTGGTGAAGAGGAGATTCCCTACGAAACTGCGTTCAACCTCGACCCTGCGTTGGGCTTCCTGCTCTTGCAGGCTGTCGCGGAGGTCAATGGCACTGCGCCGGGTGACGAAAAAAACTGACGCCCGCCGATGAGGTTTGGCATGAACTCGTGCTGAACGGCATCGGCGGTTGCACCATTCGCGAGGCGAAGGAGCGCATCGACTACGATGAGTACAGGGCGTGGGTTGCCTACCTGAAAAAGCGTGGCTCCCTCAACGGGAGCTATCGCCTGGAGTGGGTGCTGGCTCAGTTAGCCGCGATTCAGGCCAAGGTAGGGGGTGTGAAGTGCGAACCCGACGACTTCCGTCCCCATGTTCGGGGGCCGGTAGAGCCGGTGGGTATCTCGCTCGAGCAAGCCATGGCCGCATGGGTTTGACCTGGCAAGGATGCTGGGTTCCTGTGCTGGCGCTCCGGTTGGCCAGGATGCTGGCTCCGTGCTAGATTCCGAGCGATCACCACCGGGAGGGTTGTTAATGCGTAAGATATTGGTTGCTTCAATAGTTCTAACTGCTGTTTTAAGTGGATGCGCCTCTAGTGGAAAAGAGATTACGCAGGAGCAGGTGGATAGAATTGTGCAGGGACAAACAACTCAGGATCAGTTGATTTCGATTTTTGGCAAGCCCATGGCGGAACAATACAATTCAGATGGGAGCCGTGTACTTACCTGGGGGTATGCCTATGTTGGGTTTATGGGGGCTGGCACCGAAACCCAGGGGCTTTCGGTAATTCTTGGTCCAGATGGAAAGGTTACAGGGTATAGCATGGCAGGTTCCTCTCCATCCCCTGCAAGATTTGGTCGGTAAGCTGTTTTAGTTTCTGATTTAATCGGCAGGTAAGATATGTTTGAGGAAGTTTATAATAATTGGGTTTATATTTTGTTTTTCGGGGTTTGGTTGGCGTCAATCTCTGCGTATCTGGCAGCATCTCGCAGAAGAAGTATAGCCCTATGGTTTGTCTTTGGTTTCTTCGCTCCGATAATCGCCATACCTCTTATATTTATTCTAGGGGAAGATAAGCAAGCATCTGAACGCTCGTCTCGTCAGGCTGCAGTGGATGTCGGTATATCGAATGGTTTTAAGAAATGCCCATATTGCGCGGAAGCCGTCAGAGAGGAGGCTAAGCTATGTCGACATTGTCGGTCTGAGATATGAGATATGGGCATGTCTGTACTGGCATCGGCCAAACTAAAATTGGCCGAAAATCATATTCAATGGGGATGATTATCTGAAGAAGTAGAAAATCCCTATGCAAGCCGCCTTCGGGCGGTTTTTTATTGTCCGGAGAAAAGCTAAATGGCCTCTCGCTCCCTTGGTGTGCTGACGCTCGACCTCATTGCGCGCATTGGGGGATTTCAGCAGAGCATGAATCGCGCCTCCCAAGACACTGCGCGCAGCATGGCGCGGATTGAGCAAAGCACGCAGCGGGCGAGTTCGACAGCAGTTAGCGCTATCAAGTCTATTGGTGTTGCGGCGGCTGCTTATCTGAGCGCCCGAGAGCTTGTTGGATATTCGCAAGCCTGGGTCTCTATTGAGAACCGCATCAAGCAGGTCAGCGAAAGTCAGGCTCAGTTCAGTCAGTCGATGGATGCAGTGTATTCCGTCGCTCAGAATGCGCGGTCATCCTTGGAGGGCACTGCGGAGCTGTACCAGAGGATTGCCGCTTCAACTGGCGACCTCGGGGTAAATCAACAGCAAGTTGTCCAGGTGACCCAGAACATCAGCAAGGCCATGTCGGCCAGTGGTGTTTCCGCTGCCGCTGCGGAAGGTGCGCTGGTGCAACTCGGACAGGCCTTTGCCTCTGGCGTGCTCCGAGGCCAGGAGTTGAACTCGGTACTCGAGCAGGCTCCGGGCTTGGCCCAGGCCGTCGCAAACGGTCTCGGGGTTGCGGTTGGAGACCTTCGAAAGCTTGGCGAACAGGGCAAGCTGACCTCCAAGCAGGTCTTCGAGGCGATTCTGTCTCAAACCCGAGCTATTGATGACCAGTTTGCGCGCGCCCAGACTACCATCGCTGGCGCGTTTCAAGTTCTGGAGAACAGCGCGACCAGGGCGATCGGCAGCCTGGATAGCACTCTCGGGGTGTCCAAGGCTTTTACGGAAGCCATGGTTTCCCTGTCGAAGTCGCTTGACTCTACGAACGTGCAGTCCTTCGTCCAGGTCCTGAATACTGGGCTGTACCTGGCGATCGGACGTACTGCTGGCGCTCTGGTAGGTGCGACGGCTGCCAAGATCGCAGACGTCAAGGTGACCCAGGAGCAGACCTATGCCGCGTCGGTTGCTGCGGCTGGAGAGGTGCGACGCGCCCAGGCGGTGAAGGCTGAGGCCGTTGCCGAGTTAGACAGAGCACGCCAGGCCGTGGCTTCTGCTCGTGCGCAGGTGGCTGCTGACCGGGAGCGACAAGCCTCCGAAATCTCTCGTTTGCGGGCGGTGCAGGCATCGCTTGTGGCTGAGCGCGAACTCGAAGGCCAGCGGCTGAAGGCCCAAATCACAGAGATTGGCCGACAGCAGTCTGTCGCTCGAATGGCCGAGTTACGGCTAGCCGAAACGGCCATCATCAAGCAGCTTCAGGCTGCGGAGGCGCAATTGACGGCCACCACCGTGGCGGGCTCGCAGGCGGTTACTGCAGCCCTTGCTCAGCGAGTGTCTGCAACCGAAGCGCTTTCTGCGGCGAACTTGCAACTTACCGCAGCTCAAACTGCCTCGACGGCCGCAATGGGCCGATGGTTCGCGGCCAGCACAGCTTTGGGGGCAGGGTTAAATGCCCTGAGAACAGCAGGCGCGGGGATTCTCAGGATTGCTGCTGGATGGCCGGGGCTGATCATCTCTCTGGGGATGGTAGCCTTGTCCTTCGTCGACTTCGGGGACAAGGCCGAGAGCAATGCTGGTCGTGCGGCCAATGCTTTCGAAGACGCCTCCACCCGCATCCGCCAGGCAGCTCGGACGATGATTCCGGAGGATCTTTCCGGGCTCAGCTATGACCAGTTGAAGCAGCAGTTGGCGGGCCTTCAGGATCAATTGAAGGATGCTGAGGCGCTTCAAGAGCGGTTCCAGAAGGGCGTTGACGACAATACCGACGTTCCGTTTGGTCCTTCTCTGGACGAGGCAAAGGAGAAAGCAGAGTCCTTGCGCCTTGCCATCCAGAAGACACAGCGAGAACTGGACGGTGCAAGGTTCGCTTCGGATAAGGCTGGCGCGAGCTATCTGGATAATTTGCAGAAGCAGAGTGTTGTCGCTGGCAAGCTGACCGAGGTAGAGAAGCTCCGCGCCCAGATCAGCGCTGGCATCCTGAAGCTAAGTCCTGACGATGAAAATCGCGCCCTGGACTATGCCGCAGCCGTGGACAAGGCGAATGCCTCGACCAAGTCCCAGAAGGACCTGTTGAAGGACTCTGCGAAGGGGCTGAAGCAGGCTGAGGAGCGGTATCTGGACCTCAAGAAGGAGATCGACCCTACCGCGACTGCGACGGATGAGTACAGGAAGAACATCGAGGCCCTCAACACCCTGAAGGACAGGGGAAAGGTCACGAGCCAGGAGTATGCGAAGGGAATCGAGTGGGCGGCCAAGTCGTTCAACTCCGCAGTGGACGCGGCCAATCCGTTCGTGAAGCGGCTCAGAGAGATCAAGTCCGCGATGGACGAGAGCTTGGGCAATCTCAAGCTCGAAGGGCAACGCGAAATCCTCGGGATGGGGATGAGCGATAGCCAGAGGGGGCTGTTCGACAAGCTGAACGAGGAAAATGATCGCTACGCCAAGGCCCGCAGGGATCTTGCCGACCGCTACGCAGACAGATCGGTCGGGATGAGCGACGACGAGTACCAGCAAGAGCTCCAGGCTCAACAGAAGCACCATGAGCAAATGCTGGAGCAGTTGCAGGCAAACTACGATGCTCGACTTGAGGCTCAGGGGGACTGGGTGTCCGGAGCCCGCTCCGCATGGGAAACCTACGTGGAGGATGCACAGAACTACTCGAAGCAGGCCTCTGACTTCGTGTCTGGCGCCCTTGGCGATGCTACCAACGGCTTGGGTGATGCAATCACCGATATCGTCACGCGGACCAAGAGCCTTGGAGATGCGTTCGGTGACATGGCTGCGGACCTGGCTAAGTCGGTCATCAAGGCCCTGGCTGACATGGCCGCCCAGTGGCTGGTCTACCAGGCGGTGCAGTTGGTCGTAGGGAAGACGGCTCAATCGACTGCGGCAATCGGGCTGGTCGCCAATGCTCAGGCAACGGCGTTCCAGGCACAGCTAGCAGCGTTTGCCTCGACGGCTGCTATCCCGATTGTTGGCCCTGGCCTTGCTGCTGGTGCTGCTGCGGCTGCTGCCGCAGCTACCGCGCCAATGGTTGCTGGAGTTTCTTCGGCGGCCTTCGCGGGCATCGCGCACGGCGGCATCGACAACATCCCGAAGGAGAGTACCTGGCTGCTTGATGCTGGTGAGCGGGTGCTCAGCCCGAACCAAAACAGGGATCTGACTGATTTCCTCAGCAGGGCGGGCGGCGCGAGTGCTGGGGCTGGACAGGTGCCGTCGATCACTATCAACGCTCCGGTCACGGTTAATGCCCAGCCGGGCATGAGCCAAGAGGAAGCTCGAATGCAGGGAGAGGCTGCCGGGCTGGCCTTGCGGGAGGAGGTCCGGAGCGTCATTCGGGAAGAGTTGGGGCAGAACGGTCTGCTTTGGAGGCGATAAGTGGCTGAGACCTTTTCTTACTGCACCCGCCTTGGAACTGCCGGCGAGATTGCCCAGCGCACCTGGCAGAACGACTTCGGGGATGGATACGTTCAGTCCGGCGGAACGGGGATCAACACCAGATCCGAGACCTGGGATGGGATGACGATCATCGGGCGCCTGGAGGCTGGTGATGATCTCCTGGGCGCCCGCGCATTTTTGGACCGGCACGAGGGGTATAAGTCGTTCCTATGGACACCCCCTGGCGGCGTACAGGGTCGATACCGGTGCAATGGATACAAACTGAGGCCGTTGGGGGGAGGCCTGTACGAACTGGGCTTCACGTTCGTTCAGGTCTTCTACCCGTAACAACCAACCATGAGCGGCTATGCCGCGGGAGAAAATTATGAGCAGAGAAGCAGGAAAAACCGAAAAGGATGGCAAAGAAAAGAAGCTTCAATATCGCATCCTTTTCGATAAGTCAGGGAGATATATGGCCGGTATTAAGCTTATCTCTCAATAGCTTCTATGAAGTTGTCGATTAGTTGGTTGTAATGCTCTTGGCTTCCGCCTTCGATGCTTACCGATCGAGCATCAAGCAGCCCCTTCTTAAGTGATGCCGCCTCGAATCCTGGAATTTCCTTCACGGCACTGATGAGCTCGATAATCGCATTAGTGTTGGCTGAGGCATGCGTGGCAAAAATGGCTTCAATTGCTGATATACGTTGTTCCAGATTAACGCTCATTTCGACCTCCTAGGTCTTTAACCGCGCCGACATTGGCGCCTCCCGATCCCTGGGCCGGCACGCTCAGGGTCGGGAAACCCTTGCATGAAGGCACGACGCTACTACCCCGGTAGGGCGGCTGCCACTGGCATTTCATCCACGCTGTACAACCTTCCAGCCCGCCCTGTTGCGGGCTTTTTCATATCTGGAGAAAACATGGCCTTCAATGCTGATGTGCAGAAGCTTGAGCCGGGGAACCTGATCCGGCTGTTTGAGGTGGATGCGACGCGCCTTGGCGGAAATCTCTGGCGATTCCATGGTCACGCCCAGGAAGGGGAAATCGTCTGGCAGGGCAATGTGTACGAGCCGATCCAAATCACCGCAAAAGGCTTTGATATCCGCGGCGATGGTCGACCCGCGTCGCCGACCCTCCAACTGGCAAACGAACTCGCCGGCATTCGAGGAGCGATATCGGCCATCTGCCTTCAGTTGCGAGACCTCTGTGGCGCCAGGGTGCGGGTGATCGAGACTTGGCGGCACTATCTGGATGCCGCGAACTTCCCTGATGGCAACCCCGATGCAGCCGACGAGGCTCGAGTGGGCATCTGGTTCATTGAGCAGAAGACCGAGGAAACCCGGGATCAAGTCACATTCGCGCTCAGTAGCCCCATCGACATGGAGGGTCAGATGCTGCCGGCCCAGCAGATCACCAAGCTTTGTAGATGGGCGTGCCGAGGTCAGTACCGTGGAGAGGCTTGTGGTTATACCGGCGCAGCCCTCTTCACGAAGAAAGACGAGCCTACCGACAACCCAGCTCTCGACCGGTGTGGTGGCCGCTGGAGCAGTTGCAAGCTGCGTGGCAATACCAACCGCTTCGGCGGTTCCTTGGGGGCAAGTTTGATCGTTTCGTCGAGGTAAGCATGCGCATCAGTCAAAAGCTGCAGTGTCAGATCCTGGCGCACGCCGAAAGCGTCTACCCGAGCGAGGCGTGTGGCGTATTGCTCAAGACCGACAGCGGCCGAGAATACGTGCCTTGTGGCAACCTGGCGGTCAGTGATCGCGAAAACTTCGTCATGGATCACCGGGACTACGCGGCAGCAGAGGACCGCGGCGAAGTGATTGCCGTCATTCATAGCCATCCGGACAAGGCTCCCACCCCGAGCATGGCTGACAGGGTCAGTTGTGAGCTTCACGGATTGCCGTGGGGCATCATCGGTCTGCCGAGCGGGGAGATGCTTTGGTTCAAGCCCTCCGGTTATCGTGCTCCGTTGCTTGGTCGAGAGTTTTCCCACGGCTTGCTCGACTGCTGGGGGGCCTGCAGGGATTGGTACGAGCGAGAAGCTGGGTTGACGCTGCCGAACTTTGAGCGCAAGGACCTTTGGTGGGAGGACAAGGAAGGCTCAAGCCTGTACGAGGACAATTACGAGAGGGCCGGCTTCTATCGCGTTGACGACCTGCGGCGAGGGGACATGTTGGTGTTTCAAGTGCCAACTCCGGGGCGGCCTTGCCATCACCCGAACCATGCCGCGATCTACCTTGGTGCTGAACCTCATTTGCGAAGCGAAGAGGCCCCGGCGCTGGGCGGATCAGGGCCGTTCATCTATCACCACATGGCGGGTCGCGCGGCTGCACGCGAAATCTATGGCTGGTCCATGGCCAACAGGCTCCGGCTGATCCTTCGTCACAAGGACTTCTCTGAATGAAGACCATCCGCCTGTATGGCGCGTTGCGCCGTGAATTTGGCCGTGAGTATGTGCTCGATGTGTCAGGGCCGCGAGAGGCCACCATTGCCCTGGCCAGCATGGTAGATGGTTTCGAGAAGTTCATGCGAACCGCAGAAGAGCGTGGGATGCGGTTTGCGGTCTTCGTAGGGAGGCGAAATCTTCGCGAAGAGGAACTTGACCTGGCCGGAGCCGGCGAGTCGGTCATCCGCATCGTTCCAGTCATCCAGGGCAGCAAGAGTTCCGGGATTTTTCAGACGGTCCTGGGGGCGGCGTTGGTCGTGGCGGGCTATTTCACGTTCGGCACCACTTCGGCAATAGGCGTTGCAATGATGGCTGGCGGCGCCGGCCTGGCACTCGGCGGAGTTGCCCAGATGCTGGCCCCGTCAACTCAGGCTTCCGCCGCGAAGAACGAGGATGGGAATAACCCGAGCTATGGATTCGGTGGTGCCATGACCACTATCGCTCAGGGCAACCCATACCCAGTGCTTTACGGCGAGCGAGAGATCGGCGGCGCCGTCGAGTCGGGCGGGGTTTACACGGAAGACCAGCTCTAGCACGACTGCTGCCAGACCCCGCTTCGGCGGGGTTTCTTGTTTCTGGAGACCGAAAATGTCTGTTGTGACCAAAAAACGCCATCAGCCTTTGCGTGGAAGCAAGGGGGGCAGTTCCAAGCCGAAGCAGCCGCACATTGCCCAGAACGGCGTTGCCTCCCTGTCCACTGCTCGGATCGTGTATCTCCTGAGCTGGGGACCGATTGTTGGCCCAGTCAATGGGCTCAAGTCGATCAAGCTTGATGGCACTCCGATCCAGGCCGAAGACGGGACGCTGAACTACCCCGACGTGAAGTGGCAGTTTCGTCCAGGTGAGTTAAATCAGGAGCGACTAGAGGGCGTAGCGGAATCCAGCAACGAGATTGCGGTGGGCCAGACCTTGCTCAGCACGCAGCCCTACATCTACACCGTCACGAACGCTACGGCGGATGCGGTACGCGTGCGCCTGTCCTGGCCCAACCTGCAGGCGCAGGACTCGTCCGGGAACATCAATGGGGTGCGCATTGAGTACGCGATCGATGTCGCCACGGACGGCGCTCCTTACCAGACTGTACTCAGCACGTTTGTCGACCGGAAGAACGTTACGACCTACTACCGATCCCACCGGATCAACCTGCCGGCAGGAGGGCACTGGGCGGTACGCGTGCGGAGGATCACGCCGGAGGCGAACAGCTCTCTGGTCCAGGACACCATGGTGCTGACTGCGATAGCTGAAGTTGTCGACAGCAACCAGGAGTTTCCGCTCACCGCCCTTGGCTGCGTGGAGTATGACGCCCAGCAGTTCGGGGGCGACTTTCCGAAGTTCTCTGCGCTCATGCGCGGGCGGATCGTGCGGGTCCCGATGAACTATGACCCTGAGACTCGGACCTATTTTACCGGCGGCCCCGGTACCACGAATGGCGTTTGGGACGGCACCTTCAAGGAGGCTTATTCCAACAATCCGGCCTGGGTCTTCTATGACCTGGTGTTGAACCCCTATTACGGCCTGGGCGAGCGCATCGACCAGAGCATGGTCAACCGTTGGGCCCTCTATCGCATTGCGCAGTATTGCGACCAGCTGGTGCCGGACGGGAAGGGCGGTCAAGAGCCACGGTTCACTTGCAACCTCTATCTTCAGAAGCAAGAGGAGGCGTATGCCGTTCTTCAGGATCTCGCTGCAATCTTTCATGGGTTGGCGTTCTGGGATGGTAGCCAGATCACTGTCAACGCCGATATGCCGCAGGACCCCGTTTACACCTACACCGCTTCGCAGATTCTGAACGATGGCGTGGTTGCGTACTCGGGAACGCGGACGCGAGACCGCCATTCGCTGGCGATGGTCTCTTGGGACAATCCTGCCAATGCGTTCGAGACAGACAAGGAGCCGGTCTTCGACGAGGATGCGATTGTCGAGCTTGGCGGGATCGTCAGGGAGGTATCGGTCGGGGCTCTTGGCTGCACCAGCCAGGGTCAGGCGCAGCGGGCGGGGCAGTGGGCGCTTATGACTGAGCAGTTGCAGACTCGTGGTGCCGTCTGGAAGGTTGGCCTGGATGGATTCATCCCTCGCCCCGGGCAGGTGGTGGCTCTGGCAGACCCCATGCTTGCCGGTCGTGCGAACGGCGGCAGGATCTCGGCGGTATCAGGGCGAGCGATCACCGTGGACCGAGATGTGGATATCCCGGTCGGCGCGCGACTGCGGGTCAACTTGCCCAGCGGGCGCTCGGAAGCCAGAGCGATTCAAGGCCTGGATGGGCGCGTCATAACGGTGGTGGCTGACTTCAGCGAAGAGCCTTTCCCCGAGAGCGGCTGGGCGATCGACTACGACGACCTGGCCCTGATGCAGTTCTACGTCAAGAACGTGACCAGACCAAGTTGGGAGCAATTCCAGCTTGAGGTTATCCAGCACGAGCCCGGCAAGTTTGATGCGATTGATCACGGGGCGATCATCGACTCTCGACCGATCAGCGTCCTCCCATCCGGCGTGCAAGATCCGCCTGCGCGCGTGTTGATCTCGCAGCACATCGCGTTCGAGCAAGGCCTGGCGGTCACTATCATGACCATCGCCTGGGACGCGGCACCGGGCGCGGTAGCGTACGATGTAGAGTGGCGCTGGGGATCGCGCGAGTGGGTCAAGGTACCGCGTACGGGTGAACTGATGGTCGAGGTCCGCGGGGTATACACCGGCCAATACCTTGCGCGTGTGCGCGCCGTTAACTCCATGAACGTGTCGTCGATCCCGGCGAACTCGGTGTTGACCAACATAACTGGCAAGACCGGCGCGCCGCCGGCGCTGGCGTTCCTGCGTACCACCAGCGGACCGTGGAAGATCGGCCTGGAGTGGGGATTCCCGGCCAGTGGTGCGGCGGACACCGCCTACACCGAGATCCAACAGTCGGTTACCCCAGGCGGCAGCGAACAGAACGCAACTGCCCTGGGCTTGTTTGCATACCCGACCGATACCCACACGCTGACCTCGCTGGCGGCCGGCGCTCGCCTGGCCTTCCGCGGGCGGCTGATCGACAGGACCGGCAACGTCGGCCCCTGGTCGGCCTGGGTCGACGGCATAAGCTCGACGGATGCGAGCGAGTACAACGAGCTGATCACCAAGGAGTACGTCGAGTCCGCGCTGGGCGAGCAGTTCTTCGCCGAAATCGATCAGATGCAGGTCGATATCAGTGGCCTGCAGGACCAGATCGACAATCTGACCGATGTGCTGGCCTACGACCCGACGAAGACCTACGCGAAGAACGATATCGTGCGGGTCGGCAACCGGCTGTATCAAGCGAAGCAGACGGTGCCGCTCAACGCCTCGCCGCCGAACGCGACCTACTGGGCCGACATCGGACAGTCGATCGAGACGGCCAACGGCCTGGCCCAGCAGGTGGCCACCAACACCGCGGATATCACCGAGCTCGACGGTAAGGTCGAAGCGGCGGCTTCGAGCCTGGATGTTCTGCAGGCTGCCGCCCGCCGGGAGCCGGCGACCGGAGAGAAGGCCGATGCGCTGAAGGGCTGGGACACCATTGCTCGAGCCGCCACCGAAGTCACCGTGCGGGCGAACGAGGACGAAGCGCAGGCGAAGCGGACGAGCTTGCTTGAAGCGCGTACCGGGACCGCGGAGGGCAGGATCGCCACCGTGGAGTCGGTCGTTGCGTCGAACAATGCCGTGACCGTCCAGCGGCTGGATCAGCTATCCGGCCAGGTTGCGAGCAACGCCTCGGCCATCAGCACCGAACAGACCGTCCGCGCCAACGCGGACAGCGCCCTGGGGCAGCGGATGGATACCGTCAGTGCGCGCACCGATACCAACGAGGCGAACATCCAGACCACATCTCAAGCGGTTACCTCGCTGGATGGAAACGTCAAGGCGCTCTACAGCGTGAAGCTCCAGGCGCATGCCAATGGCCAGAAGTACGCCGCTGGCTGGCAACTGGGCTTCGACAGCGGTACGAGCGTGACGACCATGGCGTTCCAGGCTGATCGGTTCCTCTGGTTCAACAGTTCCAGCGGGCAGACCGTGGCGCCGGTCTCGATCGTCGGAGGCCAGATGTTCATCAACAACGCGATGATTCAGGACGGTTCGATTACGAACGCGAAGATCGGCAACGTGATTCAGTCGACCGCCCTCGGTGCCAACGGCGAGCCGCTATGGAAGTTGGATAAGGGCGGCGCGTTCACAATGAACAGCGCAACGTCGGGAGGGTTTATGCGCCAGACGGCAGAGGCAATAAAAGTGTATGACGGAAACTTGGTGCTTCGAGTCCAGATCGGGAATCTTGACGTATGAGTTACGGAATGAGAACACGTTCAGCCGGCGGCTCAATACTCTTTGACAGCAATAATTATTCATTGAGGATGGTCTATCGCCGGGACTTGGGGAACATCCCCCAGGGACTTTCAGTTACGGTCCCTGGGTTCGACGGTTCTAAAGGTGTCATGTTTGTCGTCTGCAATACGCCGGATTCTAGATCTTGGATTCCCAGGCATACCATTAGCGGCTCGACTATTACGTTTGGTTGGTCCGGTGATGTAACAGCGAATTACACTCTATATGCGGTGATGTTCTCATGAGTTTCGGTGCGAAGTTTGTTGGGAATGCCGGTCAGGTGATAATCGATCAGGACCACCCTTGTCTGCATCTGGTTGCGTCTGGTACCTACCCAGCCACTAATGCCCAGATCATCAACGTCTCGTACCCATCTCCGGTGCAGAGCCCGTTCCCGCCGTTTGTTTTCTTTTGCCCTAATGGTTCGCATCACATAACGATGTTCCAACATGCTGGTTCGTCTGGGAACTGGACGGGTTTCAGCTTCTACGTGAAGGTGTTTCAAGACACAAGCGGTGTCGTACTGGGAGGGAAGTGGAAGGCATGCGCGGTGTTCATGCCGAAAACTGGCGGATGGGGGATGCAAATATTTGACAATCAGTCAAGAGTGGTATTTGACAGTAATAGGGATCTTGTTCGGTTCATAAGTGGTACCCAGCTGCTGAATTATTACGGCACGAATGGCAATTATCTTGGGTACTACACGTTGCATTCATGGTCAGCGCCGTGGCCGCATGGGACCGATGGGTATTTTCTGGTTAGTCATTTCAATGTACAGGCGCAACCGCCCCAAGGTGATACTGGAGAGTGCTCCATTGGGTTTGTTACTTCGGCCCGAAACACTGTCGTAGCAACTGTTCAAGTCGGCGGACCTGGGCAAGACGCAATACGAACACCTTTCCCATGGCCTCTTCTGGCCATTGCATAGCAGGAGAACTCTATGGCGTGGTACTCAACCGGAACCGTGGCGGTGACCGCAAATAGCCCGACCGTTACCGGTACCGGCACACAGTTCTCGTCCAATGCCCGAGTCGGCGACGCATTTCGCGGACCCGATGGACGTTGGTACGAGGTCACAAACGTCGCCAGTTCGACGGTCATCTCGATCAAGCCCAACTACCAGGGCAGCACGGCCAGCGGCCAGGCCTATGCGGTGGCGCCGATCCTGGGCTACGACAAGGACCTGTCGGATCGATTCAACCTGATCGCCAGCCAGTGGGGGGCAACCCTGGCGGGGATTAAGCCCTGGGCGCTCTCTGCAAATGCGGCGGCAGCGCGGGGGGATCTCGGCCTCGGCAGTGCGGCTGTCCGCGAAGCGCTCGGTAGTTCGGGCGCGCTGTATTCGCGAGACAGCATCCTCGGCGCCGTTTCGCAGTCGAGCGGCGTACCGACCGGTGCGGTGATTGATCGCGGGAGTAACGCGAACGGGGAGTATGTGCGGTTCGCGGATGGGACGCAGATTTGTTGGACGAACACTCTCACCTTCACCGCTGGGGTCACGTCGGTCGGTGCGAACTGGTCGTACCCGGCGAGCTTTAGTTCCTCGTACCCCATCGCTGGGGCTGTCTCCGCTTCTGGTGCTGGTGGAGACTATGACTCTGGCGTGTCGGCGAGAAACCAGGGAGCGACCTACTTCAATCCATCCGCGGGTACGGCTGGGGTGGGGTTCTTCTGCATATCGTCGGCATCATTCACATCAGGCGCTCAGACTAGGAATAACAGGGTCGTCGCCATCGGGAGGTGGTTCTGATGATCATCAAGTTGTCACCGTACGCACCACTGCCAGGCAGCGACGAGCGCCTGTCACTGAGCAGAGATGGCGATGTGCTCATCGTGAATGGCCAGGCGTTCGACTTCACTCCGCTCCCGGACGGCGGTGAACTGCCGGCCGAGGCTATCGGGTCGAAGTGGTTTGCTGGTCCCGCAGTGCGACGTGCCGGCCGGCTGGAGCTGAGTCTGCGGTTCCCGCTGGCCGATGATGCCAGTGCCGCTGCTCGCTTCCCTGAACCGCTGCTGATCGATGCCGATGGACCTGTGGAGTTACCGCGATGATCGACTGGAGCAAGGTAAAGACCGCCGAACAGCAGGCGCAAGAGCGCAGGCAGGCTGAGTACGATGCCGCAGCCGTGGCGCGAGCAAATGCCTACCGCCTGGAGAGTGACCCGCTCAAGACCGAGGCTGAATTCGCTGCGATCAAGGCCGGTACCGAGCCGGACTACAGCGCCTGGGCCGCCAAGGTCGAGGAGATCAAGGCCAGGTATCCGCTGCCGGAGACGGGCGGCGTGTAGGAATCAGGGAGATATAGAATATTATCGGCGCATATGCGGTAATTGAATATGCGCCGATTTTTTTACTGCTGATGGAAATTTGCTGACTGGTTGCGTCTTAAGAAATCTTCAAGGTTTGCAGTATTTCTGATAACTGATACTTCCTTGATTTCTATGTCTCTGTCCCTTTCGTTAGGTTTTGTATAGAACCTAAGCATAATTTTAGCTATGTGGCCTTCTAGCTCTGAGCCTTTATCAAATCCAAGCTTGTTGAAGATTACTATATTGTCTTTTCCTGACTTTATTACGGGGTAGTAGCTGCTTGCCCGTTTTTCGTTTGCGCCATCAAGAACAATTCCTAGCTGAGAGTCCTCAGTTGTATGTATTACCATGCCAATCATTTCTGACTCTGATAGATCTCGGTTTACATCAAACATGACTCTTCCCTCACCGGGCTTTGCGGTATCACCTTTCTCTGTGGTGATGTGTATAATTCCTTCTTGAAGACTTGAGGCTTGCATAGATGGTAATGGTGTGAATTTTACAAAATCTTCAACTGGTGATTTGATCGTTTTGAACTTACTTTGAGTGTACATGGCGATATCCATGCTGCTTTTCACGGATACTGAGCACTTTTTCGGAACTTTATTGACTGGAAGTCGTAATATCATCCGTTCATGAATTGGTTTGGTGCTGTAGGCGTCTTTGTTGGTTTGGCTTACGGTTTTGTTTCCAACAGTACAGCTTACTGTAACCGGGTAAGTATCTGTCCAGTAAGCATTTGGCGCCCCCATCATTGAGAACTGTATTTCAAGTCCTTTTTTTGTTTCGATTAAGTATAGAGGATATGCTTTTTGAAATGCCGCGATTCTGCGCTGTTCCGGGTCTTTATAAGCGTTGTCTCTGGTTATTGCATGCAGCGCTCTGAACTGTGCGGTTTCTAATATGTTATAGTGTGTTGGGTTTATAACCTTTGGGACAAGCTGGTACCAAGTCCAACTTCCTGTCGAGTTATAGAACTCCGGGAGTCTGTCAAGCGTACCCTTGCGCGCGCATTGGTATGCTTCGTTTAGGGCTTTATCACCAGATGCTTCTGCTAGCATATAGAGCGCCTGAAGCCCCCAAAGGTGGCCATTTAGCACATGGTACTCTTTATCCCTAGTTATCCCATTCCAGGAGTATTCTGAAATCCAGCAGGAGTCACCATCTCTCCAAAGAGATCCGCCTTCGGTTGGCTGTCGAATCATGAGTTTCGCGCTTTTCAATGCGGCTTCTCGATAGCGCTCTTCACCAGTGGCTTGCCACCCTGCAAACAGTGTCATTGGTCCGAAGAAGCCATCCATTCCTGACCACCAAGGCGCCTTGATGCCTCGGTCATAGTCAAAGCCATAGAACCATCGAGTCCCATCTGCCTCTCTAGTTGCTGGCTGATATTCATCAAGCATGAAGTCCAGTACTCTCTTTGCACTGGTCAGACTTTTTTCTTCCCCGGTTTTTTCGTGCTCCACAAGAAGTCTGAACGCTAAGAAGAATGGTCGAAGCGGATCTTTTTTGGCCGCCGTTTTTTGAAGACCTGCTTCATCGTATGAGACAGGATCCATCCAAGACCACTGGAATGGCGCTAGCTCTACCGCTGATCTCGCGGCAAGAGACTTTTGAGGGTGTTCAGCGGCGTGCAGGGAGGCTGATAGGAGCAGAAAAGCAATTAACGAGGCGGAGCGTTTCATTGGCTTGCATTCATCCATAGTTACAAGGCGGCAGAATTCTACCTGAAGTGAGGTTGTCTATGCCCATCACCGAGCAGCAACTGCTGCATATCCTCCCGAACGCCGGCCCTCGAGCCGGCGCGGGGAAAACCACTAGCGGATGCTGAGCCCAGAATACCGGTTGAGCCCTAGCCGCCGCTGTACAGCGTCAAACTCGCCGTCGAAGTCCTTCCTGAGCTTCCAGACTCCCATGTAGCCATCCTTGAAGTGGTCGATCATCTCTACGCCTGCGCGGGAGCCGTGCTGCCTAAGGAGGCTGTAGAGGCTGTGGCGCTTGAAGATTTCGAACAGGTACTGGAAGTGGTGGCAGACGAAGTACACGTCGTAGAGCTGGTGGTCGTTGAGCATGGTGCCGCAGCGTTTTTCAGGCTTCGGCAGCCATTCGCCTTCGTGAACGCTGTAGGCGGCGACGAAGTTGCGGGCCGCATCCAACTGATTGGCGGGGATGTCTGTGGCAGACCGAACCCCGAATGCGGCATGGGTCTGTGACCAGATTTTCGCGGTGGCGCGGCGGCGGACTTCGACGGGGAGGGCGGCGACCTTGCCCTTGATCAGCGAGCCGAGCATATGGAAGCCGTCGGTGCCGATGGTTTCGCCAACCAGGGTTGCCATCTTGTTGCTGGAGTCCTCATAGCGACCATACTTGCGAATCGCAGGAAGCACCTCGGCGGTCACCCATTTCTTGAAGCGCTTGGCCTCGGCCTTGCGGCTGCGCAGGATCGCCGAGTACAGCCCAGACTCGTTGATGACCAGCATTTCCTGATCGCCGCCAGGGGTACGCACAATCTGCGTACCCTTCTCGTCATCGTCGAGATTGCGCGTCATGTCACCGGCAATTCGGTATTCCAAGGCGCAGGAAACATCAGCCGCTACGAACCAAGGCTGATCATCGATCAGCATGGTGCGGACTTCGCGAGCGTCGAACTGGAACGGAATTACTTGAGCGGTTTGCATGATGAGGACTCCTTACCTGTTTGGGAGTTCGCCATCTCTGCGACCAAGAAGAGGGAGGCGAACTGTACGCGGGTTGGCCGACCGGGGGTAAGGCTCCCGGCACACCCGAAGGTGTCCCACGCACAGCCCGCCATAAAGCGAGGGCACAAAAAAACGCCCTGCGGCGCTGTGCGCCTTACCGATTCGGGCGGCCAAGCCCGACCGCTGAATTTGCAGCGGCAGGCGGAATATGGAATAAACGCCAGCATTCGTCAACGTTCATGAGGGGCTGGGGTGGCTAAAAAGGAAATCGACTCAGCGAGCATCCATGCGAATCGAATGGCTAAGCTGAATAGCGCGTCCAGCAGCTACGGTTGCAGGACTTTGTTTATGCATCTATCGGCCCTTCGTCCAGATACCCGAACCTCTCACGCGGCAAGGCATGGAAAGCTTTTCACTGCTGATCAGGTAAGGGAGTGGTATGCGCGTGATGGCAATTCAGAGGGATGCAGGTGCTCACTCGTTGAGGTTCTCGTAGACGAGCAGGGTGTCCCCCTGGCTCCCATGCTGGTTGAGCGTGCGCGCCAGACTTTCGAAAAGATGAAGGCGAAGGGGCTCGGCGACTGGACAAGAGAACTGTGACCTCGAGGTCTGGCGTCATGCACGGGCGATTGATAGCGTCGTGACCTGCTGACAACTGATCAATAAGGGATTGCCATGCAGTACAGCGTGATTGTCACGGGCACAGGATTCGAAGGTCGTAGCGGCAGAATACGCCTGGCTGTGCGCCCCGGAATGGAAGTCAAGCTAGTGCCAGAACCGGACAACCCGCACGACCCCAATGCCATCGCCGTCTACGTGCATGTCCGGCGCTGGTTCACCCTGTTCCTCCCGACTGACGTACAAATCGGCTACATCAAGAGAGATCGGGCCGCGTTCTTCACCCGAAAGATGAAGGCGGGTGGGCGGATCACAAAGGCAACAGTGAAAAGCATGTATACCGAACTCGACCATCCAAGGGTTTCTCTGAGCATCGAAACCGACTGGTAGTCGCGCAAGACAGAAAAGCAAAACCCCCGGACGTTCACAGCGTGCCGGGGGTTTTTATTTCCACCCCTTGGGAAGGACAAGGAGCAGAACATACGTGAATCGTAGACCAATCTTGCTGAAGGTTAAAGACTGGCTGGAGGTCAAAATGCCAACGAGTCATTTCCTGAATTTTTGCATCGGGGTCAGCCTGCTGATCCTCGCCTGTGGAGCCGCCGCTTGGCTGTCGTCTCCCGTGCTGCTGGCGATCCTGACCGGTAGCTGACCCGAACACCTTCCCGACGAAGATAAGCCCGCCATTGAGCGGGCTTCGTCGTTTTTGGAGACCCGTAAATGCGTACATCCCAACGAGGCATAGACCTCATCAAATCCTTCGAGGGCCTGCGCCTGTCCGCTTACCAGGACTCGGTGGGTGTCTGGACCATTGGCTACGGCACCACGCGAGGCGTCACCCGCTACATGACGATCACCGTTGAGCAGGCCGAGCGGATGCTGTCGAACGACCTTCGGCGCTTCGAGCCAGAGCTAGACAGGCTGGTGAAGGTGCCACTGAACCAGAACCAGTGGGATGCCCTGATGAGCTTCGTCTATAACCTGGGCGCAGCCAATCTTGCGTCGTCCACTCTGCTCAAGCTGCTGAACAAGGGTGACTACCAGGGAGCAGCGGACCAGTTCCCTCGCTGGGTGAATGCGGGTGGTAAGCGCTTGGACGGCCTGGTGAGGCGCCGAGCGGCGGAGCGTGCGCTGTTCCTGGAGCCGCTGTCGTGATCTCTTGGCGCTGGGCAACCATCGCGCTGGCCTGCCTGCTGCTGGTCGGCCTCGGCACCGCCGGCGGTGTCTGGCTCGGCGCGCGACACTACCGGCCGCAGTTGGATGCCGCGAGCGCGGATCTGGCTGCCTGCCGTGCCTCCCGGGGAGAGTTGGAGTCCGCAGTGGCGGAGCAGGTCCGGCATGTTGCCGCGCTGCGCCTGGCCGACGAGCAGCGCGCCCGGGATGCCGCGCAAGCTGTGGATCGGGGACGACAGCAGGCCGCCGAGCAGTATGCCGGAGCCCAGCGCCTGCTACGTGAACGAACCGCCGGCGAGCAGTGTGCGGCCGCCGAGGCGGTCATTGATCAGGAGTTGGGTCTATGAGGATAGTGCTGATGCTGGTGGTGTTCGCGCTGGCGGGATGCGCCGGCCGGCAGGAAGCCGAGCCGCGCACGGTGCGCGTAGATGTGCCGGTGGCGGTGCCGTGCCGAGCGCCCGCGGTCGAGGTGCCGGCCTGGGCAGCGGCTGGGCTGAAGAAGAGCGACGACCTACAGACCAAGGTCCGCGCGCTGCTGGCAGAGCGTCGGCAGCGGATCGGGTATGAAGCCCAACTGCTGGCTGCCAACAGAGCATGCCAGTAGGAGTAGACTACGGCCTTTTCCTACGGAGCAGGGCGATGCTGGTCATTCGATTCAAGGGCTGGTCGGTGAAACTCGACCACCAGGTGGGTGGAGCTGGGAAGTTCGGCATCTGGTCATTCCACGGCTCGGAGAGCAGCTACGTCCCAGACATGCAGACGATTCTCCGGCATGCAGCGATCCGCCCTGCGGAGCCGAAAGAAGGTGGGGAGGTCGAGGTATTCATCTGTGATGCGCGGATGGCGCAGGACGAATGGCGGGCGGTAGGGACCGGCGTTGCGGCCTATGAGTCGGACCGCTGAATATTGACCGTGACGGAAACGTGAAGCACGGAAATGGAAAACGTGAAAAGGAATTTCACGATTGGCACAGTTTAAGTGATTGCGGTCGGCGTAAACTGTTGTAATATAAGCGCTTCTGAGGTGCGAGACAGGATTTAGGTTCCAGCGCCGCAAGGCGTGAGAGTTCGAGTCTCTCCGTCCGCACCACCTTCAGGCTCGGCTTGTCCGGCCGCTGCGGTTGAAGCCGGAACGTCCGGCACGATTCACGATATGGTGGGCGTAGCTCAGTTGGTAGAGCACAGGATTGTGGCTCCTGGTGTCGTGGGTTCGATTCCCATCGTCCACCCCATATTTCGAAGCGCCAGGCCTTGTGCCTGGCGTTTTCGTTTGCGCTTCACGATCTCTTCTCCGTTTGCCTTTCCGGTACCCAATCCGCCCTCATGGGCGCGACGGCAGGTTGAACTTGTTCCGGGTCCGGCGCTCTTAAGCGAGCCTGTCGTTCCTGGCGGGTCCGTATATGCAGTCTGGGTGAAGCGACATGTCGATGAAATGGACCGAGCAGCGCTTGCGCAAGGCTCTCAAGCAGATGGCGAACAATCATGAATCGGCTGCGGTCGAGGTCATGCGCGCCGTCGAGCGGGCGAACGATCCGAAGCTGGCGCAGCGCCTGCTCGAGGTGATCGAGCAGATGCACCAGGATGCCGATGCGCTGCGCTCCATCGACGACGAAATCGCCAGCGGCGTGATCCGTTGCCAATGA